ATGCCAAAGCTGACCGAAATGCAGTGCCGAAAGGCGAAATGCGAGACCCGTACTATTTCAAAGCTTGGGGATGGCGATGGGCTTTATTTGTGGGTCTACAAGACCGGCATAAAGGTATGGCACTACCGTTATAAAATTAACGGTAAGCAAATGGGCATCCATATTGGCCGTTATCCTGATATGTCTTTGGCGGAGGCGCGCATTGAGGCGCGAGACAAGCGCAAATTAAGTTTCGATGGCATCGATCCTGCGGAAGATAAACGCAGAAAGCAGCTGGAAAACAAGGTATCTGGCATGACGTTCGAAGATGTGGCGCGTGAGTGGTACGGGAAACTGCAGCCCACCTGGACAATGTCGCACGCCACAGATGTTCTACGCAGGCTCCAGGTCAACATTTTTCCAACAGTGGGCAAGCGCCCTATAGCCGACATTGATGGTGTTGAATGGTTGGCAGCAATCGCTAAAATTGAGCAGCGTGGCGCAACGGATCTCGCCAGGCGGGTAAGTTCTGTAGGTGGTCAGGTTTTCCGCTACGGCATTGCCACGGGTCGATGCAAGTTTGACGTGCCATCCAGCATACGCGGCGCGCTTGCCCCTCACCAGAGGATCAATCAACCCTGTATCCCTCCCAGGAAGTTGCCGACGTTGATGCAGGCCATCATGCGCTACGCGGACGACATAGGCGACCACCAGACTCAGCTGGCGCTGCTGATGCTTGCGCACACCTTTGTCCGAACAAATGAACTGATCAATGCAACTTGGGCAGAGATTGATTTTGAAAGGGCGGTATGGGAGATCCCGCAAGAAAGAATGAAAGCAGGGCGCGGGCACATCGTGCCGCTGTCTAGGCAGTGCATAGGCTACCTGACAACGCTTAAAGAGCTTTCGCGCGGTAGTGACCTTGTATTTCCTGGAAGAGGGCGATTGAATCCGATCAGTAGCAACACAATGATTTTTGCCCTATACAGGCTTGGGTTCAAGCGTCAGATGACGGGGCACGGCTTTCGTGCGCTTGCCTCTACAATCCTCAACGAATCAGGCTTGTTCAATTCCGACTGGATTGAAAGGCAGCTTGCGCACGAAGAGGGCAACAAGGTGCGCGGCGCATACAACCGCGCTCAGTATTTGCCAGACCGTACGAGGATGATGCAATGGTGGTCTGACCACCTTGATCAAGCCGCTTTAGGCTCGTGATCGTTTGCAGCTAGGCGTAATATCGCCTTGTTTACCTCGGATTCAAGCCACCCGAACTTTGTGCGATGCGGGATCAGGCCTTCCGCCTGCATCTTGTAGATCGCTGTTTTCTTGCGATTAAGCCGCTTTTCCATTTCGGCTAACGATAAAAAACGCTGCTCCATGATGGTTCCTTAATGACTGAACTGCCAAAATCACAGCGCGATACGCTGCTGATTATTCACTGCTCGATTGACTGAGCCATACCCAATGCTGATGTGCAGATGCTGATTGAGCGCGGTCATGTTGTTGCAAAGCACGGCGGTGGCTGGATGACAACCAGATAGTGCTTCCATCGTCCGTTGCTGGCGTTTGTGTCTATTCAGGCTGGTGGCCGGCACGACGCACACAAACTCCATAACCCCCATGGCCAGCACACCACCACTGTTGCGGCAATCCGCCTTCGAAATGGCCAGATACCCTACATAAGCGCCGAGAGCGGCTGCCAGTACGGCAACGATGATTCTTTTCTTGGTCATGGGGCCACTCGCTTAAACTCAACTACCCACACCAATGGGTTTACGTCCCAACTTCCGGGTTCGTATTGGCTGACCAACAGGGCTGGAAGCTCCTTGGTGACGATACAGCGCCAGCAGTAGCGCTGATTCGACATCCTCGCTCATTGACTCCATCAATTCCTCGGCGTCAGAGTGATTGCCAGGCACACATAAAGACTGACGATTGTTGCTCATAGCCACGGTGTCCTTTTGTCATTCGCACGATCCCGGCGGGATCTGCGCTTGCTACCTTTGCGTTGCTTTGCCATGTTCATAAACCTTGTGTCATACGGAACCCGTCAATTCGTAAACCACAGGAAAAAGAGGATTACACCCTGTTTGCCACGCCCTCTCGGTCGTTCGGTACTGCGCGTGGCTGGGAAGTCCTTTTTTCAATGCCCCCTCTTTCCTGCGGACCCTGACGCTTACCCGGTCAGGTTAGGTGTAGTGACTGGATTACTCGCCAGTCCGAGGTATCACCCAGCGTGCCAGTCCTTTAAGGCTTGGCTAAGTTTGGTTACGGGGTGCCGTAGACAACCGGAAGACCTGACTCTCCCTTGATCCGCTCAATCATCTCTTTGCATGCCTCTTCGAGCACTTTGTCAGCGCGCTGTAACTCGTACCAGAAAACGATCTCGCCTGTATTGCGGTCAATCCGGTAGCGCAAGAACGCTCTCACCTTAAAAGGGGTGCCGCCAAAGAAAGGTGCAGCGCCAACGGCAAACTCCCGGAACAATTCGAGCTTGCCCTTTTGGGCTTTTTCGCCATCCTCGATGAACTCAATCTGCACCGTGCCGTTTTGTAAGTTGATGGCGCTTCCGTATTTCACTTTTCGCGTTTCTTGCAGGGACGACACAAATGTCAGCACGTCCGAACCAGTAGGAAGGTCGTCTCCACCATGGATGTCCTGAATGTTTTGTTCCAGGTAGTTGGCAAACTCAACTTGTGACATTGTCTTTTTGTTGTTCTTGTTCCAGCGGCGCCATTCCTCGGTCTGGCGAGGCATGAAAACAGTGGTGTGGTCACGCCAGCCAGCCTGGTCTCCATGGTCGTTATAAACTGCAGTTGCTTGCACCTTGTTGTTTGTGTAGTCCACGTCAACATAGATCACAGCATCGGCAAGCGAGCCGTGGCGTTTGGCCATCATGATGAAGCTGTCTGCATCATGAACATGAACGGTTCCGGATTTCCTGAGCGGGGCAGCGAGCAAGGCTTCTTTTGGCTCCCAGTCCCAGCCACCATTGGAGGCGGGCATCAGCAAATAAGGAACGCCTTCGATATGTTCCACGCGCGGTTGTCTGGTGATTTCCGCCACGGCGTCCGCTTCGGTTCGTACTTTATCCATCATCATTCCCTTCGTCGGTAGTGAGGCGTTTATGCGGAGACTTCACGGAGTGCTGTGGGTGCATCTTCAACACTGCGAAGCAGCAGCTCACCCTGGCCCGGCATGTTGGCTACCAGGTTGTTATCAGTGGTCACAAACATGATGGTTTCGCCCGCAGGAAGCGCAGGAAGCTTGGCTACGATCTTGTCCGCGACTTTCACTGCACCCTGGCCTTTGCTTGCAGGCGACACAGCGATTTCGATAACCAGCTTGCCTGCTTTGCCGGTTTCCTCCACCGCAGCAACGACGCGCTGAAGCTCATCTGCGCATTCATCAATAAAACTGCCACGACGCAAATCACGGATCGTGTCAAAAAATGGCCGTGCGTTATGGCTCGGTACTTTGTCTTTCATGAGATGCTCCTTGTCTTGTTGGCTCATTCAAAACACCTGTCACGCGTTTTGAAAAAGCGGCCTGCACGCAGGCCAAAGAGAGGTTCTGTTACTTCGACTTTCTCATCCGTTGCTTCCGCGCACCGCTCCAGCGCTGGAACTGCTGCTGGGCGGGCTTTGCTTTCTCGGCCTTTGGCCGGAAAAGGCTGGTGATCCATGACAAGAGGCGCATCAGGCAGCCACCTTGATGTCCCGCGCTGCGAAGTAAACGTCGCGGCATGCAATCACATCCCCCATGGCGGTGTGCGCACCATCAAACGTGCTTCCAAAGAAGTGCTGGTATGCCTCAGTCAGGTTTGGCGTTTTGTTGAAGCGGCGGCCACTGGCCACCATTTTTTCTGTGGGCGGCAGCTTGATAATTGGGGTGGTGATTTTTGCGGTGCACGCAGACAGCCCAGCCTTCCAAGCATCTGAACGCTTGCCCTCGTCTTGGAAGTAGCGCTTGAGTGCAATGCGGATGATGCGCGCATCGAACGACTCGTTATGCGCGACGCGGAGGCGGGCACCCACCATATCGACCAGGGCTTCCACGGCTACAAGCTCGCTAACCCCTACATCCATCGCAAACTCGTGCGATATGCCATGGATTGCGGTCAACTCAGGCTCAATCACCCAGCCGTCTGGGCGGATGATCATGTTGATGGACTGCAGGGTTTGCTGCGTGTCCAAGTTCACCATGATGGCGGCGAGCTGCACAATGTGCGGCTGGCGTGGGTCCTCAGAAGGCTCCGAGAAAAGTGGCAGGCCCGTGGTTTCGGTGTCGTAAAAGACGGCAATGTTCTGGCTCATAATCAGGCGGCTTTCTTCATGTTGTAGGTGGTTTCGAACTTGACGAACTCGACTAGCACAGCGCGGATCGATGCTTCGCGTTCGCCAAAATTGCGCGACTTGAGGAACGCGCTGATCACGTCCTGGTTTTCCACAACCACGGACTGCAGCATCGCGGGCGTTGTGGTTATTGCAGGGGATGCTGGATCACCGGCACTGCTGGATGGGAACGAAACGCTCGTGGGCTGGAGAGCGTCATCGGCCTTGATGACCGAAGCAGCAAGCGCGTCAACTTTGGCTGCTTCTGCTTGCAGTGCGGTCTGGGCTTGCTGTTCTGCTTTCAGCCTGGCTTCTGCCTCGTCACGGATTCGCTTTTCTCTGGCTTCAAGCAGCTGCTTGTGTTGATCAATGCGCGACTGAACAAGCAACTTGAAGTCTTCTTCTGGTTTGGTGATCACAGAGCGCAGGTCAGAAAACAGCATCCGGTACTCAGATGCTGTGGCGGCGAACCAACTCAGCTTGACGCGCATGTCACGCGCCAGCGCGTCTGATTCTGCTTTTGCTGTGGCCAGGGTGTCGGCACACTTGCTCTTGATGCTCGCAAGCGTTTTGAGACCGCGAATGGCGGAAGCAAAGTCGGGCACCGGCCATTCAACTCGCACGTCGATCTCACCCTGAAGCGCGTTGGTGTGGCTTTCGTAGATACGCTTTGCATCGAGTACGATGCTGGCTTTTCTGTTTTCCTTCTCTGTCTTAACCAGTTTTTCCAGCATCAAACGCGTCATGCGCGCGGTATCAAGATAACCTGATACCGTGCGACGCAGGTCTTCAAGGCTAGAGGCTTGAGCAAGCGCATTTGCCTCAGCTGCTTTCAGGGCAACCTCGGCTGTGCCAAGGATCTTCACCGCGGCTTCTGCATCTGAAAAGTCCTGGTCGGTTTCGGGCTTGGTATTGAGGTTGGCAACAAAGTCTTTTAACTTGACTCCGAACGCATCCAAATTGTGATGCACGATGATTTGACCTTGTGTTTGCACGGTAACTGCCGGTAGCTGCAGCGTGACCTGGGCCACGGGTTTCACGGCAGTTTCTTCTGGCGCGTAGGCAGAGAGGTCTTTTGCGAACTGCTCCCAGCCGTCAACTATCCTTTGACGCCGATCGAGGTCTGGCACGTACCAGCAGGTTTTGTATGCCAGCAGGCGGTCATAACCATCCCAATCACTGGCCATAAACAGGATGCGCTCGGCCCCGGAAACCATGCACTGCTGCTCCATCTGGATGAGGTAATCATCCGGCAGGAAGTCGGCAGCATTGTTAAGCCATACCAAGTCGTGCAGGCGTGCTGAGAGCTTTTTGTGTTCAAAGCCAATGCGCTCGTCAATCGTCAACCCATCAAAGCTGGCGCTGTACTTGCCCGTTGTGCCGGTTACTGGGTAAACGTCCTCCCCAATGATCTGCTCTGCAAGAGGGCGGGCCAGCGCTTCGCTACGGTGTCCATCATCAAAGCGTCTCTGGGTATATTCATCCACTTCAGGCGCAATGCCGGTCGCGTACTGATGCAGCAGTTCGGAACGTGTTTTGTAAGGCGAGACCCCCATCATTGCCGGTGCATCACTTGCGTTGAAGTGCTGAGCGCGGTGGGCGTGCCACTCTGGTGAGCCTTGAGTTAAATTTCTGATTTCCATGTTAATTCCCTTGGATGTAAACGGAAGGATTAGCCTTGGGCGCCAGGCTCGTTGGCTTCTAATTCAGCGACCCAGCCATCATCTACAGGAGGCAAAACTTCTACGGATTTATCAACAGCCTGCCAACCAGCTATCTCGGCCTTCTGCTTTTCTGAGAACAACTTGCCCTTGGATTCAATAAAATTGATAAATCGACCTGGATCTTTGCCGTTATCGACCGTTTTTTTCCATGCTGGCTTGTTGGTTAAGAATTCGTCATCGCTGTAATACTCGGTTTTCTGGAGCGCTGTGGCTTCTTCTGTCACGTCAATTTCCTTGCCCTCCATTTCATCTGCCGTTGGCTGAGAGCCAACTTCTGGGAATCCCTTTCGAAGGGCCTGCGCCTCCGCGCACTTCGCAAGCTGGGCATAGGGACGCTTTTTCCACATGGCATTCGGTGCGGATGATTCTTTGCTCTTGGAGGCGTAGTTCTCTTTCCATAACTCCTTGGCAGTGAACTCAACGATTTCGCCGCTCGGCATGCGTCTCTTAACAGCAACTCGGCACCACAATGGATAGGTGATTGATACGCCGTCCAGCGTTTCAGTGACATCAGGTCCGAACTCTGGCTCAGATGAGCCAGCGTGCTGTCCAGTGCGCGCCGCGTCAGTGCGGTAGTCATTGATGCCAGGCATGATCACGTCTCGCATTTTCTTTATGTCCCAGCCATTCCGGTCTTTTTCGCCGGTGGCTACAGGCATTGGGACAATGTGATATGGCTTCTTCAGCGGATCCTTACCGGCAGCGCGGCACACATTGATCACCATTTTGATACTGTTTACCTGCGCGCCTGGATAAACTGAATCCTGTAAAACCTTAATCAGGTCATCTTCTGACATTTGTAGCGCCGGGACGGGGGCTTTGTTGACCTTTGCTAATTCTGTGCTGCTCATCTCTTTGCTCCTTGTTATGCCGCACGCAGGCGGCGTGGTTGCTTCTTGTCTTGCGGTATTACGTGCTGCTCAAAGTGGTTGAGGATGCGAATACCTCTGGCCACGTACCAGGCCCAGTCGTCTGCGGCCTTCTCCTTCGCCAGCAGCGCTACGAGAAGGTCGGACGGGTCGGACGGCAGCTCTGCCTCAACAGGACGCCAGTCAGCGCGTGGTCTTAGAATGGCCATGTCGTTACTCCGGCGAGGTTCAGGAACGCATGTGTGTAGGCGAGGGCAAGGACAATCACGCACAGCCATAGCAGCACACGCCAGAAGTCGGAGAAGAAGCGCTTGCTCATGTCAGTCCTCATGCACAAGCGTTTCGCCAGCATGCGCAGCGAGAATGTCTTCGGTTTCGCTTTTGCCGAACACCTTGATCTCAATGCGGGCCAGGGCGGTCAGCTGCTTCTGCGAGCCGAAAGCAAGGGGCTTCAGGGACTTCAGGAAATCCAGTTCCCATTGCGTGATGTTGTACAGGGAGCGCACGCCATCGATCTCAGCTTCAATCAACTGAATGCGCGTCTGCAGGGAGGGGAGGGAGATGCTCATGCGGCCTCCGGAGGGTTGTCTTGAGGTGCCATGCGGTGCACGCCGTAAACCTTGTGCCAGCCTTTGCCGGCCGGCATGCTGTGACTGACCACCGCGAGACGTTTGGATGAATTGGCCCAGACGTGCATGCCTGACTTGCGTGCTTCCGTGTGCGCGGCGATAACGCACTCATCCTCACCGATGATGCGTGGGATCGGTGCTGGTGCCGGAGCATCGGCGCGAATGGGCGCAATGAAATCAATGATGGTTTTGATCATCATGGCGTGCTGCCGTAGATGCGGTGCCAGTTGCCACGCGGCTGGCTGGTGCTGATGACTACCTCATGATTAGTCAGGTTGGTCCAGATCGTGGAGCCCGTGCGTTCCGCTTCATCAAGTAGCTTCTTGTGGCTTTCATCAGGGGCAACGCTGCGGTGGTAGTGCGATATGCACGCCCCCTGCAGCGCAAGGCCCTGCTCAATCAAATTGAAACCTGCGGTCATCATCAAACCCTTTCAGTCTTGCCTTGATTCACGCCCGGCCTGCAACCGGCGTACCCCAAACGTAAGGGCATCAAAGTCGTGTTAGGAGGATGGTTCTTTTCTGCTGCCTCTGGTCTGTTCCGGCTTGGCGTCCTGCCCTGGCTGCCTGTGTTCCGGCAGTTACCTCGGTGATGGCCTTGCCTCCCTAGTCGCACTCGGCGATGTCGGCAGCTGATGAATTATCTTAGCAAGCTAAGAAGTAAAATTCAAGAAGTATTTTAGCTTGCTAAGATTTGAGATTTCACTCAGATTTGCATACGAAAAAAAACCGCCGAGTGGCGGTTTTATGGATGCTGGGTCACATGCTAGTACTCATGTCCCACATTAGGGGGGTAGGAAGGTACTCTTTTGGTACAGTTTTTGACTGCTCCCTCGACACGTCGATGCGCTACGCGGTGGCGTAGATCAAGCGTTCCAGGTGCGAGAAGAAGCCGACCCAGTACCCCTTGGCGCCGGACTCGTCCTTGAAGTCGATGGCCGACACGATGGCGCCCAGCGTGTTGGAGCCAACATAGTACGGGTTGTCCTTCATGAACTGGACGAAGTGAGCGGCGTATTCCCGGCCAATCTCGCACGCCAGACCGTAGTCATCGGTCGGCGGTACGCGCCAGTTGCTGGCGTTCTTGAAGCCGCGCTTGGGGCGGAAAACGAAGGGAAGCGCGGAGAGAGAAGCGGGTTTGACTTCGGGCTTGTAGTCCCGGCGAGCGGGCACGGTAGCGAGAGATTGAGCAGCCATGATGGCCTCCTGACAGAGTCTTTGAAGTTCGCCTTTTTTGAGAAGGCGGCCGGGGGCTCAAAACCGCTGTCAGACGGCGGGCGTATTCCCCCCTTGCGGGAGTCTTTTATTAGCCTCACACCCGGCCATAAGCGTGCATTTTCCCGCAATGCGAGAAGAAGCGAAACCTACGGACGCAAAAAAACCGCTTGTCTTTCGGGTGCGGTGTCCGCTGACAGAAGGTGTTTTGAGCACCTGCGACGACTGTAGCTGCCAGAACGGCACCTGTCAACACATTTGTACGAAGCACCTCAAGAAATGTATGGAACCCCTCAAAGACTCAGATCAACACCCTTTTACGCAAACCCCTTTTATGAATACCCATTATTTTTTGGAGACGTGCAAGAAGTAGGCTATTACTGCAACGACTAGAATTTGCAAAATCAGGGTGGCGTGATCAATGGTGCCCGGAATGGTGACGTAATGAGTTTGTCCATACTGCGTCATGGATTCCTCATAATGCGGCAACGCTAAGATAAAACCATACCCAGCCTTAAGAGTTACCCCTGCATGGTTGAGTGCGTGATAGGGCGGAAAAAGAAGCATGAATCCGATAGCATAAGCCGCGTACTTCAACATAAATGATCTCCGAGATGGTGGCTTATTCTGAAGCTTGCATTTGCGACTCTTTGTCAGGCCAATATCCATGAGCTGGATCACCTTTGCTGTAATCGTTCAGCTTACGCATCTGTTCTTCATACTTAAGCTCTTCTTCAAGTTTGGTATCCCTAAAGTTCAGCAGACGCATAGGCTTTGGCGATTCATCTGGCGTTGAATCCGATTGGCTTGGAGTAGCCTCAGCCACCTCTGGTGACGATCCTGCTGTGTCAGAAGTTGTATTATTTGATGCATTCTGGGAAGGATATAGCCACTGCTTTAGGTGCCTAAGAAAGCTATTCTCTGGTTTCTTAGGCGATTCCATCAGAAATGAGGCGCCCACAATCAGCCAATGCTTTGAGTCCTGGTTGAGTCCGTCACAGTTCATTTCACCGGAGGCGTAGCGCTCAACAAGCCCTGTGCACTTCACAAACTTCTCGTAGGATTCTTTGCGATTACCGCAGCTCATTGAAGGGCATTTGCCGATATAGACTTCTGTGAGAGGGAGGCTGCTTTTGTTGTGGCCAATCATTTTTGTCACGTAATTGGCAAATGAAAAACCAACAGTTGAAAGCAGCTCTCTTTCGTGTTTATTGATTCCATTCCAGACGAATATTGAATAAGAGAAGAACGATCTCATATCCTCATCTTCGACTTTTGGAGGTGGAAACTTGTTTGCACAAGCAGCTCTGATGTTGCCAGCGGCGAGCTGGCTGTGCGCACCCTTCATGTTTTCAAGCACACATTCATCAAAGTCGCCGGGGCCGCAAGCAGTCAGAGCCGCAGATGTTATTAGCAGAAGCAGGAGTCGAAACGTTGCCATGCGTTATCCTAACGCGAAAATGTAAGATTAGATTCGCCTGCCGTTCCACAGGTAGACGATTCTGCCTTTGATCACTACCTGGTGATCGCCATTCAGCACATCCACTGTTTTAACTGCCGGGTTATCTGAAGAAACCTCAAAAGCACCATCAAGGCGCTGCCTTACGCGCTTGATGAATAGGCGGTTGTGCGCTTCCAGCACGTACACTTTGTCAGAAGCTGCCGTTTTGTTGCCTGTATCCACCAACAGTATGTCGCCGTCGTTGAATGTGGGTGCCATGCTGTCGCCAATGGCATGGATGAATGCAAGGTTATTGATGTTGCTGATGGGGCCAAGTGCTTTGGCCACCCAGTCGCGGCTTACTCGCAGCAGATCGATTACAACCTCGTCATCTGGCGTTGCGTCTCCAGGACCCATGGAGGCTCTTGCGTTAAGTAGAGGCACAGTCAGAAACCGTTCACTGCTCACAATATCGCCGGACATGAAAATGCTGGGCAATGTGAGATCAGCATTTGCTTCGTTGCCAGGGACCATTTCGCCTTTGCCGGTTTCGAGCCAGGTAGGAGTCACCTGAAGTATTCTTGCTACCTTGATCAGGTTTTCACCAGTTAGCTTCGATCCATTCATCCACTGGGCATAAACGCCCGAGGATAAACCAGCACCTTTCCAAACGTCCGTCTTGGATAATTTAAGTGCAACTCTTCTTGATTCGATTCTTTGGGCGGTGGTTTCCATATCCCGGTCAACTGTAATCAAATTCATTCTTAGTGTGCTTGCATCTTAAATCTTAGAATGCTAAGATTTTTGGCATGACTGATTCGGAAATAATTGATAAGTGCGGCGGCACATCTACCGTGGCAGAGCTCTGTGAAGTAACTACCGGAGCAGTTAGCCAGTGGAGAGACAACGGTATCCCGAGAGCGCGCTTGATGTTCCTGAAGGCCGTAAGGCCGGAAGTCTTCACAGAGGTTGCGGCAACAGAACACCAGGCGGCCGCATGACCGACTCGCCTGCATTTTCGCGCACAAACGCCCAGGGCGAACCGCTGGTGGATATGCGTGGCAACACCCCCCGCTGGATCGTGGATGTCATCGATGCGGTTTCGCAAAGCAGGGGAGATGACGGGCGCTTCCCGCTGGTCAACGAAATTCTGGCCGACTGGGCTAGGGCTGAGTTGCATAGGACCAGTTTGATCAATCGCATCTGCGGTGACAATCCGCTGCTGTCGGAAGGGCGGAAGTGATGATCCACCCTCAATACACACTTGATCTCAATAGCGAACTGATCATCGATAACTTCGCTGGTGGAGGCGGGGCATCTACCGGCATTGAGTTGGCGCTTGGTCGCCACGTCGATATTGCCATCAATCATGACGAATCCGCTATTGCAATGCACAAGGCCAACCACCCGCAGACAGAGCACTTTTGTGAGTCAGTTTGGGATGTGAACCCCAGAGAGGTGACGCAAGGGCGTCCAGTAGGCCTGGTTTGGCTTTCTCCAGACTGCAAGCATTTCAGCAAGGCAAAGGGCGGCAAACCCGTTGAAAAAAGGATTCGCGGGCTGGCTTGGATCGCGCTTCGCTGGGCAGCCACTGTGCGCCCTCGTGTGATCATGCTGGAGAACGTCGAAGAGTTTAAGACGTGGGGGCCGCTGTCGAAGGATGGCAAACCCTGCAAGAAGAACAAGGGCCGTGAGTTCAATGCCTTCAAGAACGCCCTAGCGCGTCATGGTTATGTCATTGAGCACCGTGAGCTGCGCGGCTGCGACTACGGAGCACCGACCATCCGAAAAAGACTCTTCCTGATTGCCCGCTGCGATGGTCAGCCGATTGTATGGCCGGCCCAGACCCACGGCGACCCCAAGAGCGATGCGGTTAAAGCTAAGAGACTCAAGCCATGGCGTACTGCAACTGAATGCATTGATTGGTCAATCCCATGCCCAAGCATCTTTGAGCGCACCAAGCCGCTGGCCGATGCCACCTGCCGGAGGATTGCCAAAGGGATCATGCGGTATGTGGTGGAGGCGAAGGAGCCCTTCATTGTCACAAACACCACCGGGCATCCGGGTGCGTCCGTTTCTCAGCCACTACGGACCGTCACAACCGGCGGACACCACGCACTGGTATCGCCCACCCTGGTCCAAACCGGCTACGGCGAGCGCGAAGGCCAGGCGCACCGCGCACTGGACATAAACAAGCCACTGGGCACCGTGGTGGGCAGCCAAAAGCATGCGCTGGTTTCCGCATTCCTCGCCAAGCACTACACCGGCGTGGTGGGCAGTAGCATCGACTGCCCACTCGGGACTGTAACGAGCGTTGACCACCACAGCCTTGTAACGGCCAGCATGATCCACATGGGGCACGGTGAAGGTCGGGATGGAACCAAGCGGTTTAGCCACGGTATCCGCAGCCTGACGGAACCGCTTAACACCATCACAGCCAGCGGAGCCGTTGGGGCTATTGTCACCTCACACATGGTGACCATCGATAACAAGAGCAGTGCCGCCGGGCACTCGCCTGCTGATGCACCATTACCAACAACAACGACCGAAAACCGTCACGCAGCTGTCCAGGCTTTCTTGGTGAAATATTACGGCACTGATCAAGATCCCGATCTGCGAGATCCGCTACATACCATCACAACAAAAGACCGCTTCGGCCTGGTCACGGTTCACGGCGAAACATATCAGATCGAAAATATCGGACTCCGCATGCTGCAGCCGCGTGAGCTTTTCTTGGCTCAAGGATTCCCGGCCAACTACATCATCGGCGACGACCCATCACAAGGGCTGAAGCTCATCAAGAGCGATCAAGTGCGCATGGTCGGTAACAGCGTATGCCCGCCGCTTGCTGAGGCGCTTGTAAGGGCCAATTTGGTTGATATGCAAGCGAAGAGGGTGGCCGCATGACGCTCGGCGACCGTACCTCACACCTCCATTGCGCTCGCGTCTACATTGCGCAGTCCCGACATTTTTCACGTGCTGGGCACCGTGACTTTGCATTTCTTCTATTGCAGTGGGCTGGCGACCAGCGTCGCCAGGCCGCAGCAACCAAACAGGAGGGGCTGCAGATCGACCTGTTTGCCTGCGTTTCATGATCCGCGACTACTACAACGAACTTTGCATCAAATGGCACATTTGGATGATCTCCAGAGTGCACACCACAGAGTGCATGAAAGCGCATGCCGCTGCTGCTGCAAAGCACGTAAAGGCGCGCAGCCAACGTCAAAAAAACAAGATGGAAGCAAGGATGAAGTTATGAGCTTTTACACAACTCATTGCGGAGTAAAGAGGGCTTGCAAGCATTGTGTTAAGCCTTCCATAAAGCCTTTCGATAAGCCTTGGCATCTGCTTATGGGCTTTGCTAATGATGGTGGAACGAATGACTAAAAAAGCGCCAACAAAGGCGCAAGGCGGTTGCCATGCGTGACTACTCAAAATCTCCAGGCGGGACGTGGACTGATTATCTCGGGCGAGTTTGGCCTGTGATTAAGAGCCGCCACCGGCTCAAATTCAAGTACCCAGCACATGCGGCGCTCAGAGCCCATGTATTTCACCGTGACGGGTACAAGTGCGTCCACTGCAAGGCTTCCGGCATTGATGTTCCCTTCGACTATAGCGGAGCGGATACGCTTTTTACCGACTCGTTCGTATTGAGTGGATTCAGAGACTTTCTTGTCGTCGATCACGTCCTGACATTGAAGGCAGGTGGACTGAACGTCATCGAAAACTTCCAGACGCTATGCGAGACGTGCAACAAAAGGAAGTCGCGCGATGATAAAGCAGCAATTGCGGCTGCAGGGAGGTCGATGTGAGCCGGTATCGCAAGATCGAAGTGAGGACATGGGCCGATGAGCGATTCCGCCGCCTATCACCTATGCCGCCATCCGGGCAGGGGTTATGGTTTTTTCTGTTAACCGGGCCACACACCGGGCCAATTCCAGGGTTATTCCGCGCAGGACGAGCGGCGATGGCAGAGGAGCTTGACTGGGATGTGGAAGCCTTTGACGAAGCCTTTCAGGAAGTCTTTGAGAATGGCATGGCAAAAGCCGACTTCAAAGCCCGTCTAGTATGGCTTCCGAACGCCCTAAAACACAACAAGCCTGAGTCTCCAAACGTGGTGCGCTCTTGGCGTGTTGAGTTAGACCTATTGCCTGAATGTGACCTCAAGAACGAGGCCATATCACGTATCCGTGAAATCCTTGAAACCATTGGCCCATCGTACTCCCAGGCGTTTGATGAGGTACTTTTTGGCGACTCTCGAAAGCCTTCGTCAAAGGCTTCCGTTAAGCCTTCCGTAAAGACTATGCCTAATCAGGAACAGGAACAGGAACAGGAACAGGAACAGGAACAACAAAAAGCATTGTCGCCTGACGGCGACCTGTCCCCGGCCCCCATTGAAGACCTTGTCAAGATCTACCACGAGGTCATGCCACTGAACCCGAAATGCAAAGTCCTGAACAACACCCGCCGAACAGCAATACGATCCAGATGGCTGGAGGCATCACGGCTGAAGTGCGCACCGTTCAGTGGTTATTCGACCAGACGTGCTGGGTTGGATGCTTGGCGACAATTTTTCGAAGTGTGCGCTGAGTCGCTGTTCCTGACAGGGCGCTCTCCACCAGCACCCGGTCGACCGCCATTCGTTGCTGACATCGATTTCCTTTTCTCACCATCCGGGTTTGCTAAGTGCCTGGAAAACAAATACCACCGGGAGGCCGCATGACCATCGAGACATTCTCGATCGATAGCGAACAGTCCCTGCTTGGCGGTCTGTTGCTGGAGCCGTGGCGCATAGACGATCTGCCATGCTCACCAGCGGACTTTTACCGGAACGATCACCGGGTCATTTTCCAGACCATGGCGGACATGGCCAACGAGGCGCAGCGAATTGACCTGGTGACGGTCGCGGAGCGTCTGGAAGGGCTTGGCAAGATCAACGATGTTGGTGGGATTGCCTACGTGGCCAGCTTGATGCAGAACACGCCGGGTGCTGCCAACGTCAGGCACTACGCGCAAACGGTGCACGAGAAGGCCATGGTCCGCGAGTTGATCACGGTCGCCAACGGTATTGCAGAGCGCTGCGCTACCACCATTGACTCTGCAGATGAGCTGGTGGCCCAAGCGGAGGCGGAAATCTACGCCATCATGGACAAGCGGGAATCACGCGAACCAGTCTCGATCAGCACCGCCATCGACGAAGCGCTGGAATACATCGATCAAACGCTTGAAGGGGTCACGTACCAGCCATCCGGGCTCAAAGACCTGGACGCATTACTGGGCGGTTTCCGAGGTGGTGCCGTGTACTACATCGCAGCGCGCCCATCGATGGGCAAGACGGCGCTGATGTGCTCGATTGCGCACCATGTTGCGACTGCAAAGCCGATCTACATCGCCACGCTGGAAATGCCACGCCGGGAGATTGCCGGCCGAATGATGGCGATTGACGGCAACGTGGCCATTGGTGACGTGAGGTCGTGGGAGGCGAATGACTATGACCGCTTGGCGAAGGCCGCCTCAACGCTCCGTGGCATGTCAATCACCATCGATCACCAAGAGGCCCTGACGCTCGCCCAGTTGCGAAGCCGTACGCGGCGCATGAAGCGCAAGTCTGGTCTTGGGGCAATCTTCGTTGACTACCTGCAGCTGATGAAACAGAAGGCCGACAGCCGAGAACGCGAGATCAGCATGCTGTCTGCTGGCATGAAATCACTGGCCAAGGAACTGGATGTTCCGGTGATTGTGCTATCGCAACTGAACCGAAAGTGCGAGGAGCGCGCAGACAAACGCCCAATGATGTCGGACCTGCGTGAGTCCGGTGGCATTGAGCAGGACGCAGACGTGATCGTGATGCTGTACCGCGACGAAGTGTACGACAAGGACAGCCGCTACAAGGGGGTTGCAGAGTTGCTGGTGCGGAAAAACCGACACGGCCGCATTGGTGATGTCTTTGTTCAGTTCAATGCTGAGACGATGCACTTCCGCAATGTCGTGCACGGCTGGGAGATGCCTGAGCCGCCCCCCGTCATTCGCTCACCGCGTAGGAGGTTTGATTGACATGCGAACTCTGCCAACGGCCCGTCACGTACCGCTACAACTTCAACAACCGTTGCTGCCTGGTGCGCTGGCTGAGGCGTGCCTATCCAGAGCACGCAAAAAGCTATCTGGACCAGTACCAAATCCTGCATGGGCGAGCTGCCATGCTGGAGTTAATCGAAGCAGCCAAGAAATCCGAAAGTAAAGCCAATGATTCCTGACTCCATCCGCGCCCAACTGATCAGCGCATCCAAGATCCAGCAGACCGTGCCGCCCGGCCAAAGCCCGGCTCGCACCGAGGCCATCGACAATATCGTGGCTGCAGCCAAGGTGGTTTACCCGGAGCATTTCCAAGCTGGTGTTGCTCAACATGCCTGAGATCGTGCTGGTGCGCCAACCGGACGTACATGTGTCAGATGCTGACCGAGAAGCGGCGCGACGTGTGCTGTTCGCTCACATCGAAGGGCTGGGCGAAGTGAATCGCAAGCGCTGGAGAAACTTCATCTCGACCCTGATGCGCTTGGACGCCGGTGAGGTGGCCACCATCAAAACCGAGAAGGCACGCAGCCACCCGTTCCATCGTCGCCACATGGCCATGGAGCAGCAGGTGTTCGAGGCACAGGAGAGGTTCGAAAACTTCGAACGCGGCTTCCGTGACTGGCTGAAAGTCGGCGCCGGACATTGCGACTGGCACCCTGGGCCTAAAGGTGGTGTTTTCCCAGTGCCCAAGAGCATCAGTTACACCGAAATGGAGGAGGGTGAAATGCGCGAATTCCATGATGCTGCAGTTGCATTTTTGCGCACCGCGCACGCACAAAAAACGCTATGGCCACACTTGGCTGAGGCCGTGCGGGCCGAAATGATTGAAACGATACTTGGGGAGTTTGGAGAGTGATCGAGATTATAAGTCCAGCCCTACGCTACCACGGTGCCAAGTTCCGCCTCGCACCCTGGGTGATGATGCATTTCCCCGCTCACACGACGTATGTTGAAGCATTTGGTGGGGCTGCGGGCGTTCTGCTGCAGAAGCCACGAGTTTACGCAGAGGTATACAACGATCTGGATGGCGACGTAGCTAACTTCTTTGCTGTGTTGCGGGATCCGGATCTCCGCACCCAGCTGATCGAAAGCATTGTCCTGACACCCTACTCCCGACATGAGTTCGAGATGGCCTGGCGACCTTGCCGCGGCAAGGTCGAGCGCGCTCGTCGCCTGGCCGTACGGGCCCAGATGGGGTTTGGCTCTGCCGGTGCCACGAAGGGCTCGACGGGCTTCCGCATCGACACGAAGCGCCAATACAGCACGGCGCAGCAACTCTGGGCGGAATACCCGGCAGCGCTGGCTGATGCTGGACAGCGGTTTGCTGGTGTGCTGGTCGAAAACCGTCCGGCGATCGAGGTAATGGAAGCACACGACGGGCCGGAAACCTTGCATTACGTGGACCCGCCTTACATGCATGCAACTCGCGTTATGGACAAGAACCGAAAGTACTACCGGCATGAAATGAGCGACGAGATGCATACGGACCTACTGTCCGTCATAAATAAATTATCCGGCTATGTCGTGCTCTCGGGGTACGACCACGAGCTGTACAACAGCCAACTGCCTGGGTGGACGAAGAGGTCAATCCGAAGTCGTATTTCTGGCGGAAGAGGCACAAAAACGCGAATGGAGGTCATCTGGATTAACCCCCGGTGCGCCGAGGCGCTTGATAACGAAAGAGTCCAGAAAAGGATGTTTGCATGAACCGCGCACAACGCAGACAGGAAAATCGTCTGGCAAGGGCCAAGCCCAACCGGAGCAGGGCCATTTACTCAACGAGCTTTACTCTGCTGTTTGAGAGCTTCGACACGATTGACAGGATGATACAGAAGCTGCGGCACGGCGAACTGGAATACATCAGCGGCGTACCGGTGGTCATGTCGCTCAAAGGCGAATGGTACGCGATGCTGCCTGCCCTGGACGGCTGGATTGCGTATTGGCGCGAACTGACAGAGCAACACAACATTTCGTACGACGACAGCCCGCTGGCTAAGTTGCGTAACAAGTTGGAGTACAGCATGCCGCTAACCCTAGATGACGTGGATGCTGCAGAGAGCGTGGTCCATTTGCAACGCAAGTTGTACATGTGCCTTCCAAAATCCGTGACCACCAGAGTTGCACACAAGGTCCAGGCCGACATCATGGCCGCGGAGGAAATAGCAGAGTTGATGAAGGTTGCCGCATGAACAACAAATACCTGATTGAGTTTGTCCTGGTGATCACTATTGGAATTGCTGCTGTTTGTATACATCTGTTTATTCTCGGCCTGTTCTTCGGGTGGTGGTGATGAAAGCCAAGGCCGTTTCAAAACACATGCAGCGCGTGGCAGCGCTGCCATGTTGCCTATGTGGTGCTATGCCGGTAGAACTGCACCACATCCGGGAAGGGCAGGGCGCCTCTCAGCGCGCTGGAGACATGCTGGTGATCCCCCTTTGCCCGGCATGTCATCGCGGTCCAAAGGGCGTGCACGGCGACAAGACCATGCTCCGCATTCGCAAGGCGTCCGAAATGGATCTTCTTAACGAAACGCTGACGAAGGTGTTTGCATGAGCTGGGTCAGAGCAACCACGGCAAAGAGCGCAATGCAGGCGCTTGGCAGGCTCAAGACCGGGCAGATGAACAAAAGCGAGAAGGCCTACAGCGACCATTTGTTTCTGCAGCAAGTCGCAGGTGAAGTCGCCTGGTACAAGTTTGAAGGCGTGAAGCTTCGCTTGGCGGACAACACGTTCTACACGCCGGACTTTGCGGTGATGTTGGCTGATGGTCAGATGCAAATGCACGAAGTGAAAGGGTTCTGGCAAGACGATGCACGGGCAAAGATCAAGATTGCCGCAGACATGTACCCGTTTCAATTCATCGCAGTGACCAAAAAAAGCAAGAAGGCGGGTGGTGGATGGAATCGGGAGGAGTTTTGATGCTTGAGTTACTTCAGCTTGATGTGACCGGCTCGATGCACGCTGAATCCGACACACATAGCCGCATCATCGTCACGTGTCTGCAGAACCCTTGCACAATCAACGAACTCTACCGCCGCCTGCCAGAGATCAGCCCAGAAATCATTGCACCTCTGGTGGCCAACATGCACCGAGACGGCAAGATATTCGCTATCGGCAGTCGGGTGGCGCCGACCAGCCAGGGTATCAATCGCAGGCAGACGGTGTGGAGTTCCCGAAACGTCGATAAACCCCAGGACAAGATGACCATCTCGTTTGCCCACCTCGCATCCGTTTTTTGTTCGTCCCCTGATCCGGAAAAGCGATTCCAAGACTGCAACAAACACGTCAGGGTGCACCGCACTGAATGAACAGCCTACAACGCTCCCCGCACGAGGTTAAATCTACCCATGACGATCAATCAACATCTATCGGGGGTCAGGGTGGTGGAACAGCAACAAGCAGCATACGACGCCGCCTCGGCCACAGCGATGAAAGCGACCTACACCGGTGCAGGAATGACCACCTATTTTGGCTTCACGCTCAATGAAATCGGCATCCTGGTCGGCATTGCAATCGGCGTAGCGGGCTTTGCTGTGCAGTGGTACTACAAGCACCTCAGCTATCAGCTGGAAAAGCGCAGGGCAGGGCTTTCATGAACAAGTACCTCAAATTCTCAGCCGCTGGATTGATTGCGCTCGCGCTGGCAGAGGGCTATGTGGGAGGCGCATATCGGGACGTTGCTGGAATCTGGACTAACGGGTTCGGCAACACTCACAACGTAGATCCTGGACGCACAGTGAACGTGCCAGACGCGTTGAACCAACTCGGCGAAAACATCAAGGACGCCGAGAGGGCTGTTCACCGTTGCACAGCCGTCCCCCTGAACCAAAACCAATACGACGCATTCGTGAGCTTTACATTCAACGTCGGCGCCAAGGCTTTCTGTGATAGCACACTGGTAAAAAAACTCAACGCAGGTGACTACACGGCCGCGTGTGACCAACTGCTGCGCTGGGACTACGCCGGAGGCAAGCGTGTCCGTGGCCTCACCCGCCGCAGGCAAGAGGAGAGGGCGCAATGCCTATCTTGAGCAACCCGTGGTTCATCCTCGGCATGCTGCTGGCCTGGGCCGGCAGTGTCACCACAACCGCGATCTGGCAACGGGATGAGGGGCGTCAGCTGGAGCGTGCTGTGTGGGTAGAGAAACAAGCCAAGCAAGCTGAGGTTCGGAATGCCGAGCAGCTGGCTATGGCGCATTTCGCCACCACCCTGGAGCAGCAGGCACGGCTGATCGAGCAAGACGAGGCCAAGCGACTGAACCTCGTCTCGGCAAACTATGAAAGGAAGCTATCCAATGCCACCAAAGCAAACACCGCCGCTCTTGATGCTATTCGCAATGGCCATATCGTCCTGCGCGTCCCAGCAGAGGCTGCACCCAGTAGATCTGGCCCATTGTCCGGCGATAGCCTCGCCACCTGCCAACGTGATGGAGCCCAGACGGGCCAACTTCCGCGAGGAACTGCTGAATTTCTTTTCGGACAAGCCAGCCTCGCCGACCAAATCACCGAGCAACTGACAGCGTGTCAGGAAGTGATCCAAGAACTGCAATGGCAAGACCGCGCCCAGCCGGATGGTGGCGCAAGCGGGAGCCCAGGACACCCTCCCCAGTAACACCGGCAGCCAGCGATGAGCCTCCTTTGTAACCATCTCGGTGGTGAGTTTATCAGGCGCTGGCAACAACACTCACCATCCTCGGACGTGAACCATGAACCACCCCAAACGACTGCGGCGCCCACATCCGCCACGAGACCTCGGCGGCCTTCATGAAGATGTGATTATCAGCGTGTGCCCGGCTCTTGATATGCCAGCCTGGGTACATGGCACCTTTATCGCAGATGATGCATCGCTCCACAACCCAGATCATCAGCACTTGTTCGCAGCCATGGATGGCGATGTGGGTTTTCTCTGGGCGAGCGGAGCCTATGTAAAGCACGGGCGCCAGGTGCATGGGCAAACCGAGCAGCTAGCTTTCAGAGCAGGTGGCTGGCAGAAGATGCGGATGGAGCAGCAGTTCATGCAGTGGTTCGGCATGCACCTCCCCAGCTTCATCATCACGCTGGATGCAGGCTATTGCGGCCAAGCATCAGACGCGGAGTTCTGCGCGCTCGTTGAGCATGAGCTTTATCACATCGCCCAGGCAACGAACAACGAGGGTATGCCTGCTTTTCATCGGGATACAGGAAACCCAAGGCTCACATTACGTGGGCATGATGTTGAGGAGTTCTATGGCGTCGTCAGGCGTTACGGTGCAAATCCGGAGGTGGCGGAGCTGGCCAGACTCGCAGCGCAAAAGCCAGAGGTGTCACGTGTCTCTATTGCATCAGCCTGCGGCAACTGCCTCAAGCTGGTGGCATAAAACTCAATAACCGCTAGTTACACAAAGAAGATATGGCAAGCCTAAGCGACGAAATCAAACAGTTCATTGTGGTGCGGATCGCATGTTACGACTCGCCACAGGAGGTCGCGGACGCCGTGAAGGAGGAATTCGGTGTCGAAATCGACAGGAATCAGACCGGCAGTTATGACCCGACGAGATCAAAGGGCAAGACTCTCGGGAAAAAGTGGAAGGAAGTCTTCACACGGACACGCGAGCAGCTGCTGAAAGACCTGAGTACCATCCCACTCGCCAACCCGTCGGTGCGAGTGCGGGAGCTGACAAAGCTGTATCACCTCGCCAGAAAAAACAAGAACAGCGTGCTGGCCGCGCAGCACTTGGAGCAAATCGCCAAGGAAGCTGGCGGGGCGTACACCAATAAAATCAGGCTGGCCGGTGCAACTGATCCTGGGGATGCGCCGATTCAGCATGAGCATAAACACAGTGGAGCCATTCAGTTGCTGAGGCAGAAGCAGAAAGCCCATGGTGAATGAGCATGACGGTGAGCTGAACCAGCAGCTGCGCAAAGATATACAAGAAGCAAAATTCCAGTCTGTGCTGGACTGGTGGGAGGCCATCGAGGCCGACTATGGGCATGAAGGCAGAAGGTGGCTCGGTCGCAATGATCGGTTTTATCTTCTGTGCGTCCTGCTTCACCGGCCAGATGCTTATCACCCATGGTTGTATGCGCGAACGCGTGAGGTTGAGAGCAACCCCGACGGTTATTTGGACCTGTGGGCTCGCGAGCACTACAAAGGCGAGCCGCTAGATCAGCCTATTGCAACGCCATCAGGCTGGACGACATTCGGTGAATTGAATATCGGGAGCTGGGTGTTTGGTGCTGATGGGCAACCTTGTCAGGTCATTGCTATGACAGAGGTTTTTCAAGATCCGAACTGCTATGAAGTTGAGTTTGATGACGGTGCCAAATGTCGTGTATCAAGCAATCACTTATGGACCGTTGAGCGTAAGACTAGAAAGAGGCTTGGAAGAGGTCGAATGTACCGCGAGTCTGTCACGGTTCATACTAAAGACATGGCAGAACTAAGGCATCTGCAAGATAATCGGCTTGCGGTACGGATAAACGACCCAATTCAAATGCCAGACGCGCTTCTTCCGATTGAGCCGTATACGTTAGGGGCGTGGCTTGGTGATGGCGCGTGTGCAGCTGGGAGTATTACAGGTGCTGATGATGAGGTGTTTGAGCGAATCTCTGCAGAAGGTTACAAATTAAGTCACAACATAACGCCAGATGAAAATGCCAGAAGGCACACGGTCTATGGCTTGAGTGTATTGCTGCGCGGGGTGGACATTCTTGGCAACAAACATATCCCTATTTGGTATCAGAGAGGATCAGTAAGCCAGCGGTTGGAATTGTTGCGCGGCCTTATGGATACTGATGGACATTGCAACACGCGCGGAACGGCAACATTCGTCAACAAGAATGAGCGTCTTGCCAACGATGTATATGAGCTTTGCACCGGATTGGGATTGAAGCCAACAATCAGACGGTATGACGTGGATCACGGAGCATTTTGGCAAATCTCATTTCAAGCTTACCAAGAATTCAACCCGTTCCATATTAAGAGAAAAGCAGATAGAGCAAAGACTGGTGAGAGAAGGGCTCGTCGGTTCATTGTAGCAGTGCGGAAAATAGACACCATCCCGATGCGTTGCATTCAAGTTGACCGCAAGGACGGGCTGTATCTTACGGGCAAAGAAATGGTGACCACGCATAACAGCACAGTCATCACGTTCGCGGGATCTATCCAGGAAATCCTGATTGATCCTGAAATCACCATCGGTGTTTTCAGCCACACGAAGGCCATCGCGCGCAAGTTCGTCCAGCAGGTCAAGTACGAGCTGGAGAGCAATGAAGAGCTGCAGCAGTTGTACCCGGACGTGCTGTATCCAAACCCGCACAAGCAAGCGCCAAAGTGGAGCCTGGACGCAGGCCTGATTGTCCGCCGTAAAACAAACCCTAAAGAAGCAACGCTAGAGGGGCACGGCTTGGTCGATGGCATGCCAACTGGCGCGCACTTCCGCCTTCGGATCTACGATGATGTGGTGACCCCGGCATCGGTCACCACGCCGGAGCAGATCAGCAAAACAACTGAGGCATGGTCGCTCTCAGATAACTTAGGGGCGGTCACCACATTGCCCGACGGGAATGAGGTCATGCGGCGGTGGCATGTGGGCACCCGCTACAGTTTTGCAGACACCTATCAGCACATCATTGACAAGGAAATCTTAAAGCAGCGCATCTATGCCGCAACGGATGACGGCACCATCCATGGCACACCGGTGTTCCTATCGCAAGCGATATGGGACCACAAACTCAAAACACAGACAGAATCGACCATCGCCTGCCAGCAGCTGCAGAACCCTATCGCAGGCAGCCAGGCGATGTTCAAGAAAGAGCATCTGCGCTTCATGGAGGTTCGGCCAAAGTTCCTAAACGTGTACATCATGGTTGATCCTGCGAGCAGCAAGAAAAAGGGTAGCGATCGCACTGCGATGGCCGTGGTCGGCGTAGATCCTCAGATGAACAAATGGCTGCTTGACGGGTACTGCCACAAGATGAACCTGGCAGAGCGCTGGGAAGCGCTTCGCGGCCTGCGCAAGCGCTGGATGAATGTCCCCGGCGTGCAGCGTGTAGAGGTCGGCTATGAGAAGTACGGCATGCAATCTGACATCGAGCATTTCAACGAAAAGATGCAGATCGAACGTGACGTGTTCGACATCAAGGAATTGAACTGGACCAAAGAAGGCAACCAGAGCAAGACGGACCGGGTACAAAGACTCTACCCGGACTTCAGAAACGGCAAGTTCTTCCTTCCACGCATCCTCAAGGAAGAGAGTCCGTCGCAGATCAAATGCCGCGCTGCTGGTGAAATCTATCGTATCTATCTTCCAACGCGCCGACGCGATGAAGCCGCTAACGTCTACACGCTGAACAAGCGCTTCCTTGATGAGTACCTGACGTTCCCATTCAGCAAGAAGGACGACATGATCGACTGTGTCAGTCGGATCTACGATATGGAAATCGTACCTCCTGTCGTCATCGATATGAGGCAGCTTGACCCCGTGGAGTACGTTGACGGGGTGTAGAGGACACCTACAACGCAGCATTGCGGGGGCACCATGACTGCACTTCAACAGGAGGTGCAGTCATGGCGACACCAGACAACCAATACCACGAAAAGCTGTTCAGCGATGAAGTGCGGGACGTTGATCCGAACTTCGACACGGAGCGCATTCCGGTCTATGAGTTTACAGGCCGCATCTTCCGCGAAGAGCAGAACAAGCCCTATGAACCCAGCCGATAGTCAGCAGCACGACTTACAACGCTCGGGAAATCCCTACGATTCGTTACCAGAGCCCATCAAGGCCATCTACACGCTGAAGGAATGGCTGTGGCTGAGTGACCGCGAGAAGGCAACACTGATCGAATCGGAGTGCGCACCGGATGTCATTGAGTAACCAGGTTATCGCTATTGGCAAAGCGTCAGACCTCGCAGATTTTTCGTTGGCAAAGCGTCTCAGCGAGCGCTTAACTGCTATCTACCCCGGTTACGCCTGGGGAGTTCATGTATCAACAGAGCATGGGATGGTCTCCGTTCGCAACTGGTCCCTGTCGGGAGAGTGGGGCTACATGATTCACTTGTCCCAGGTGCAGGAGGACGTAGGGGACAGGCTGGTGATACGAGCCGCTGGCGAAGTGCTGGAGCGCTTTAACGTCAGCCGCCGCCGTCTCGATGATACACAGTTAGACAGCCTCCCAACGGACTTTGCCGGCCGTCATGTCCCAGATACCGCAGGTGCTATCTATGCAAGACCAAAGTAACGCAACGCTCGACGAAGAAGAGGCAATCCGCCTCGCCAAAGCCGCGTTCTCGACCAGCGACAGCTGGTTCAATGTGTCGGTGCGCAACACCATGGAGCGCGACATCCGGCAAGTCCAAAGTCAGCACCCGTCAGGCTCGAAGTACGACAGCGATCACTACAAGGGCCGGTCCAAGCTGTTCCGCCCGAAGACACGTGCGACATTGCGGCAGGCAGAAGCCGTATGCGCGCAGGCATTCTTCTCAACAGCTGATGTTGTGCATGTCGTCGCCGAAGACGATACCTCAAAAATCGATCAAGCCAGTGCAGAGGTCATGAAGCAGTTGATGAACTATCGGCTGCAAAAATCCATACCGTGGTTCCGCATTCTGGTCGGGGCATTCCAGGAGGCGTACACAGTTGGCGTGGTGGCCAGCCTGCAGACCTGGGAGTACGACGAGACCAACAGCATCGACCGGCCAAAGGTACAACTGCTCCCCCCGGAAAACGTGCGCATCGACCCAGCGGCGGACTGGACTGACCCGGTGAACAGCAGTCCGTACGTCATCCTGCTGCTGCCAATGTACGCCTACCAGATCAAAGAAATGGCGGATAAGCCCAAAAATCCATGGAAGAAAATCGACGACAGCAAAATGCTGTCTGGTTCAACCCGCGTCAGCGACTCAATTCGTCTGCAGCGTGAGCATGGACGCACTGACAGCAAGGAGCAAACAAATGAAATCGGCGCCTACACGATTGTGTGGGTGCACATGAATTTTGTGAGGCACAAGGGGCGGGATTATGTGTTCTACACCCTGGGCGACCAGGAACTACTTAACACACCCAGCTTGGTAGAGCATGAGTTCCCACACCTGGCTGGCACAGGTCAGCGGCCCATCGTATTCGGCGTAGGCACGATTGAAGCACACAAGGTCTATCCAACGTCACACCCAAGCATGAGCCGTCAAGTGCAAGCCGAGATAAATGAGGTGGCCAACCTGCGCATTGATAACGTGCGATTCGCACTCAATAAGCGGTATTGGGTTAAGCGTAACCGTAACGTCGATATACGCAGCCTGGTGCGTAACGCGCCGAGCAGCGTGACACTCATGGACGACATCACAACAGATGCGAGAGTGGTAGAAACCAATGACGTGACAGGATCTGCTTACCAAGAGCAAGACCGTTTGAACATGGATTTTGATGACATCGCGGGCGGATTCTCCGGTTCAAGCGTGGCCACAAATCGTAAGCTGAATGAGACGGTAGGCGGTATGCAGATGTTATCCAGCAGCGCCAGCCAGATAGGGGAATACGACCTCAAGGTGTTCACGGAAACCTGGGTAGAGCCCGTACTCCGCCAGGTCATGCTTATGGAGCAGGCGTACGAGACTGATGAGACGGTCCTAATGCTGGCTGGAGAGCGGGGAAAGCTCTTTCGCCGGTTTGGTCTTAACGAGATCACGGACGAGATGCTGCGTAAAGAGTGCACGCTGAACGTCAACGTCGGCACCGGAAGCACCAATACATTCAACCAGCTAGAAAAGCTTGTGTACGCATTCAGTCAGGTCAACCAGCTTCTGGGTGAGCAGGGCATGTCGCGCCTGCGTTCCGACGAGATCGTGAAAGAGATTCTGGGTAAAGTCGGCTACAAGGATGGCGGCCGCTTCTATGTTGAAGAAGGCGAAGACCCAAAGTATGACGAGCTGATCGCAACCATCCAAACCCTGCAGCAGCAACTCAACGAGAAGAAGCCGCCCGAGCTGTTAGCGGCCGAGATCGAGGCACTGAAGGCCAAGACCATGCTCACCAAGGCGGATGCGGTAAATACCGGTGTGCAGTCCGTGTTCAGTGCAGTGCAAGCCGGTGCCGCAATCACACAAAACCCACTCATTGCGCCAGTCAGCGACCAGGTCATGGTTGCAGCAGGGTATCAAACGCCAAACCCAGCCGGTGTAGACCCAAACATTCAGGCGCCTACAACGCTCGCAGATGGCGTTATAAATGGCGAAACGCTGCCAGAGGTTCGGCAAAACACGTCGCCGACTTTCCCGCCGGTGCCCTCTGATCCAGTCAGCCCGCTACAGGGCATTGAAACAGGGGATGTGAATGACGCGCCAGGCTGAAGAGATTGAATTGCTGTCAAGGATTGAGCTTGGACTGGACGCCGAGCGGTTCATGATGAGCAATCTGGGCAAGAGCATCGTCAAGCGGGCTTCAATTGAGGTCAACGAAGCGCTGATGGCCCTTAAAGCCGTGGATTGCAATGACAGTCGGGCAATCAGGGAGCTGCAGACCAAGATTGAGGTGGCAGAGCTTGGAATCGTGTACTTGCTGGAAAGCATCAACGCGGGATCAGTGGCTGAAGAACAGATTAACAACAACCAGGAGTAACCATGGCCATCCAAGAGGACGCTGTGAACAACGAGACATCCAACGCCAATGAAGAGATCGACCCGATTGAGTTGATTGCGCAGAAGGCAGAAGCCAAGCGCGACGCAGAAATGCGCGAAGCGATGGCAGAAATGAACCAACCCGAGGACACGGGCGCTGGTGATGAAGCCCAGCAGCAGATTGAAGCCGCCAACATCATTGAAAACGTAGATAACGTAAAGGTGAAGGTGAAGCTGGAGGGCCAAGAGGTGGAAATGCCATTGGCAGACGTGATTCGCAGCTACCAAAAAGAAAGCGTTGCAACACGTCGTCTGCAAGAGGCCACGAATTTGAAGAAGGAGGCGGAGGCATTGCTTGAAAAAGCGCGGGCAGGTGGTGAACCAGCCGCAGCGAATCAGGCAACCCAAACGCCAAATCAAGATGACGCAACTGGCAAAGCCAAAAGCGTCGTCAACTCATTGCTGGAAGGCGATGAAGACGCAGCAGTGAAAGCACTGATGGAACTGACGGCAGGGCGCGAGAACGCTACCCAGTCGACAGTGGACACTGGTGATGTTGCTGCTGCTGTAAAGCAACAACTCGATGTAGACAGTGCATTGAGCGCATTCGAGAAGGATTACAGCGACGTTCTCGCAGATCCATATCTTGCCAATATGACCAACACGTTCTTGCGTGATGAGATGGACTCCGGCATCCATGCCAGCCCGCTCGATGCAATGAAGGTGGCCGGAAATAAAACGCGAGACTGGCTTGCAAGCATGGGCGTTGTTAGCCAGGAGAAAAGCTCAACCATTCGAGATAACCGAGTTGCGGCAAAAGCGGGGATGCAGCAAATCCCCGCATTGAGCGCAAGCGCAGGCAACGGTGGTGAAAAGCCAGAAACCGCATCAAGCGTCATTCAGCAGATGAAGCGCGATCGCGGGTTGCTTGTGGATTAACCAAACTCGTTTAGGAGCAATCATCATGGCAGGTCAACTTTGGAGTGTGAATGCGCTCGGCGGCTTTATGTCGGCCGCAAAACTCAGCAAGACCTTGCGCATGGCCGTGAAGCCAATGTGCAAGTTTCGTCAACTCACCCAGCCTGAAGATGCCGTCAGCAAGAACAAGGGCCAAATCTTCCACTGGAACGTCTATAGCCGCGCTGTAACGGCGGGACGACAGATCGAAGAAACCGAAGTGATGCCGGAAACCAATTTTCGCATCACGCAGGGCAGCCTGACGATCACTGAGTTCGGCAATTCGGTGCAATTTAGCGAGAAGCTGGACGATCTGTCCGAGCATCCAGTGAAAAGCATCATCCAGAACGTCATGAAGCAGGATTGCTCCGAAACGCTGGACAAAGCGGCCTATGAACAGTTTGATGCCACCCCTTTGGTTGTTGCCCCCACCGGCGGCACAGCAACCGATTCCGTGGTGCTGGATACGGACGGCACGACTGCGATCACCAACAACATCGGCCTGGGTAAAGACCACGTGAAAGCCATCGTCGACATCATGAAGGAACGGAACATCCCGACCTACATGGGCAACGACTACGTGGCGATTGGGCGCCCAACCGCATTCCGCGAGCTGAAGAACGATCTGGAAGAGCTGCACAAATACGTGCATGACGGTTTCACCATGATCCTGGCGGGTGAAATCGGCCGCTACGAGGGAGTTCGCTTCGTTGAGCAGACCAATGTTGCCAAAGAGGCCTGGGCAAACAACAAATCCAGCCAGGTGCACTTCATGGGCGCTGATCGCGTAGTTGAAGGTATCGCCATCCCTGAAGAGGTGCGTGGCAAGATCCCGACCGACTACGGCCGCTCCAAGGGCATCGCATGGTACTACCTGGGTGGCTTTGGTTTGGTGCACGCCGACCCAGTGGAAGCACGCATCATCAAGTGGGCATCCGCAGGCTAATTGCTGCGGCCAGTACGTGTCCGGGGTAACTCGGACACGTTCTACCAACCAGATTCAGGAGATTCACCATGTATGACAACCCTAGTACCGTGACCTTCCAGTTCGGCAACCACGACTTTGGCGCCGGTGCCGCAGCGCTGTCGTTCAAGCTGCCTAAAGGCAAGTCGGGGCGCTTGATTGATGTTGGTGTCATGAACATCAGCGAGGCATTTACCGCGACCACAACCCCGGCCTACGTCCGTGTAGGCACTGGTTTGGATCCAGACGCTTATGCACAGTTGTCCTGCGGCACTACCGCAATCGGCGACACCGTGAATACCGTTGACGATACCGACGCCATCATTGATGCGCAGTTGCCAGCCGACACGCAAATCGAAGTGGCCTTGGTGGCGCCGACCGGCGGCACTCCGGCAGGCATTGGCACCGCCTTCGTCGTGGTCGAGGTCTACTAAGCCCAGGTACTGGCCGGTGTCACACTGCCGGCCAGCCCAGATTCAAGCCAAGGAGTAACGATGATGAAAGACGAAAAGAAGGGCGATGGCGAAGGCTGTGGCCATATCTGCAACAACCACCATACCGAGCGCGGTGACAAGGTGCCCAGCATCCCGGACCGTGGCGTGAATACGGGAGTAACGGACACCTACGGCGGCAGCCTCAGCGAAGGTGTGCAGAACCGCACCAAGCTCAATACCAATCCCGGCGGCCTGGACTGGGCATAGGAAGACACCACATGAAAATCGATTTCAGTAAAAAGTATGGCAATGTGTTTGGCAAATATGGCCAAGCGCAGTATTTCCAAGACGGGAAATACTTCGACAGCCAAGGTAACCTGCTGGCCGATGATGGCAACCCGTTGAAGATTCAGGTCGCGAAAGTGGCCAATCCGAAGGTGTCGGATGCTGGTGATGACGAAAAGAAACTGCTCGTAACTCGCGCAAAAGAACTGGGCATCAAATCGCCGCACTTGATGGGCATTGATAAGCTCAAGTCGTCCATCGCTGATCGAGAAGCTGAAATCGACGCCGACCTGAAGGCAAGCACCGAAAGCGAAGAAGACCTGGGCCTGGGCGGCGAGTAATGAAGTGGCGTGAGATCATCAGTCAGGCACGTCTGGAGCTGGACGACACCGAGCCGGACTACCTGTGGAATGATTCAGAGCTGCTGATGTATGCAGCTCAAGCTGAGCAAGAAGCCTGCAGACGCTCACGCCTCATCATAGATTCATCGACGGCCGAGATCTGCAACATCACTTTGATACCGAACCAAGCCCTGTACCCCCTCCATGATCGTGTTATCGGGGTGCGTGCAGCCTACCGTGATGGATATTCGCGTCCTCTCTGTGGTGCAACGACTGGCGAGATGGATACCTACCGCTCCTCATGGACCACTACCACCGGCGATCCAAGCACCATCATTACCGATTATGAAACAGGTGCAATCAGGGTGTGGCCAATTCCCCAGACGGCTGGCACGCTGCGATTGCGTGTGGTTCGCCTTCCGCTCATCAGCAACATCAATCCGGATGCCGAGCCGGAGATCAAGCCGCAGTATCACCTGAACCTCGTTCACTGGATAAAGCACCGGGCGTACCTCAAGAAGGATGCCGATACGCTGGACAAGGCTGCATCCATGGACGCATTGCAGCTATTCATCGCAGAGTTTGGTGAGGCAAGACCCGCCTACAGCACTGAGTTCGACCTGACGCACTTGCCTGTTGATGGCCTTGATGGGACGTTCTAATGCCCGTCATCAAGCAGTTTGGTGGCCTCGATAACGTCAACGCCCCAACCGAATACGGACTGGAGCGTTTGGCTGTTGCCAAGAATGTCGATATTACGGCAGCAGGCAAGCTGGTAAGGCGACGGGGCAGGCAAAGGCTGCATGCCATGGTGATCGATGCAGCTGTGGATTGTGACAACGGCACGATGCTGATGCAGTCAGGGCGTGACCTTTACCGCCTAAGCAAGTCGCTTAACCCAACCCTAATTCGCGGCTCCCTTCAGCCAAGTGGGTTGTTGTCAGCCACCAAGGTCAACCATCAGGTGTTCTGGTCCAATGGTGTGGACACCGGAGTGCTGAATGACAATGGCAGCGCCGAGCCGCTTGGTATACGCGTGCCAGCATTGCCAGCGGCCAGCGCTGTTTTTGGTCACATGCCACCGGGTCGCTATCAATACACGATGACATATCAACGCGCAGATGGCACCGAATCCGGCGCTCCTGTCGCAGGCCTGCTGGATATACAGGATGGTGGAATCTTGGTGGAATCGCCAGCAAACGCCCCATCGGACGCGGTGTTCCAGAACCTCTACCTCACTAACGCTAACGGCACGACCCTCTACCTAGCCTGCACAGTGAACGTTGGAATGGCCATGGAGTACAAGGGCGACACGCTGGATCTAGTCACCCCGCTGCGCACGCAGTTTTGTGGGCCTCCCCCTGCATTTTCCACGGCATGCCACTTCCGCGGCCGCATGTACTACGCGTTTGGTAACGTGCTGTGGGCTTCGATGCCGCACAACTACCAGTTGGTGGACTACACGAATGGGTATATCCAACTACCCGAAAGCATTACCCTGCTGGCGGTCGTGGATAACGGCATCTACATTGCAACCGAAACCGAGACCGGGTTTTGCTCCGGCGATGATATTGAGGCGTTCACCTATGCGCAGGTGCTTGATTACGGCGCAATCCCCGGCACGGCTAGGCAAGTTGACGCAGCGTCTGTTAGCGATGAAGCATCAGGGAAAGCGGCGCTGTGGGCATCTCTGCGCGGTGCTGTTGCCGGGTTTTCTGGTGGCATCGCCAAGAATCTGACAGATCGGGTTTATGCCTATCCAGCAGCCAAAGCTGGTTGTGCGGTCCTGCGTGAGCAGGGCGGTCAACGTCACTTCCTCGCTTCTCTCCAAGACACTTCACAGCCTTACAACGCTCGGCAAATCCCTATGCTTGTGAACGTGGCCTTACCGCCGCTGGAGGTTGTAGGTAGCGCATAAACCGAGTCCAGTGGCCTGGCGATTTCATTGACTTAGCTAGGAGAACTTCACATGGCTCTGCGCCTCTCTACTGGACTGCGTAACAAGGCAATGGGCATTCGCACCAACCTGGTGTCGAACGGCTCTTTTGATACCAACACAACCGGATGGACCGCCTCCGGCGCCACACTTTCATCGGTAGCTGGTGGCTCCAATAGCACCAATGGCCTCAGTATTGCCAACTCGGGCGCCGCCTCCGGCTCCGCTTATCAGGATGTGACCACCCGTATTGGTCGTGTCTATATGGTGACGTTTGGCGGCGATACTGGCGATGCTGACGGCTTCCAGGTTAAGGTCGGCACCACGGCCGACGATGATGCCATCCTCACTTCGCCGGTCTATACCGATGCAACGCTCACCACCAAGAAGCTGGCATTCGTAGCTACTGCCACGACCACCCGCATCAGCCTGGTCAACACCTCTGTGCAATCCGGCGAATTCGTGCTGTTCGATGATGTGCTGGTCGAAGAAGTGCTTGATGGCTTCGGCGAGATCATGCGCGGCAGCAAGATCAATATCTATACCGGCACTCAACCGACTTTGGCGAACGATGCAGCCACCGGTACGTTGCTGTGCACCATCGGCAAGAATGGGTCTGACGGCCTGGAATTCACCTCGGCGGACAGCGGCACCATTGGTAAACCGGTAGGCGACACGTGGAACGGCACGTCGGTCGCCAGCGGCACTGCAGGCTGGTTCCGTTGCTACGAAGAAGGGGATGACCCAACCCAAATCAGCGCGACCGCAGCCCGGTTCGATGGCAGCGTCGCGGTATCGGGTGGGCAGCTCAACATGACGAGCACCACGGTGGCAAGCGGTGCAGTGCAGACCGTCTCCAGCATGAACCTCACCCAACCAGCAGCGTAACGTGACAACAGCGGGGCTTCGGCCCCGCATGACTGGATGAGACCTGATGAGCATACTAACCCTCGAACTTGTCAATGACCCGCTCCAGCTTGGCTACTCCGAACACTTGCCACATGCGCCTGGTGTTGTCGCCGACATTCTGAATAGCCGAACCATAGCCGCAGTCGTCAGTATCCCAGTCAGCACGATGTTCGACGTGCTTTACGAGACTGGCTGCTACGCCATGATCAAGCAGGCACAGTTGGCCGGGGATCCCATAGCCGTGCTGGCGTTCGAGGCGCTGAAAGACGCGCAGAGCATCGGCCCCGGCACTGTCAACATTGGAAAGCAAACGACCGTCACCATTCTGGATCAGTTGCAGCAAGCCAACCTGCTGTCTCAGGCTGGCCGGGATGCACTCATCCAGGCAGCGCAAGGCGTAGTCAGCCGTGCGGAACAGCTCGGCATTGGCCGGGTTACTGAAGAGCAAGTCAGGGAGGCGCTGTAATGTCTACTATTAAGCAAATCGTCGGGACCGCCGGTACTGTTACAGTTACTGGCCTGGATTCGTTGGCCAGTGCCACCTTCGTCACGTCAGCTGTGGTTGATAACACCACGAACGATCCACTCGATCTGCTCATTACGCTGGAAGTCACACCGGGTAGCGTGGCCAGCAACAAGCAGGTGCTGCTGTATGCCAAAGCCAGTCTGGACAATACCAACTACCAGTCCGGTCCTGAGTCCGGCACCACGGCCACCGATGAGCCAAATCTGACACTGATCGGCGCATTGCCATGCAACACAAACAGCACGCTTCAGCGTGGTGTATTCAGCGTCTCTGGGGCTTTTGGTGGCGCGCTGCCGCCATACCTCAAGTTCGTCATCAAGAACGAGACCGGCGCAGCTCTGGCCGGTAGTGGCAACGCACTCAAGGTAGCGGAAGTCACCGGCGAGGTCGTTTAATGTCCATTCTGCTGCCCACCAGGTGGCGGAAACAGCCCCAAACCCCTGTTGAAATCGACTGGTCGCACCCCTTAGCCAAGGGGCTGACCGGCATGTGGGTATTCAATTCACAGACACCCTACAACCTCGTTACAGGGGAGCGTGCCTCAAGCCCGGCGCTAAGCGTGCCCGGCGCAAACCGCCACGGCAAAACGCTGCAGCCGACCGATATGGTGCTGGCCGCCGACATGATCAAGCTTTTGCCGGCCGCAACAGGGTCAGTATACTTTCAGGCGACAGGTAGCAACGAGAGCACAGGCTATACAACTTACGTATTTGCAAGCGTATCTGGGAGCATAAATAATTCGCTGGCAATTCATGGGTTCGATTCAGCGAATGGCAATTATCTCTATTTTTCGACAGGCGTAGGTGGTACATACCGCTCAGTAATTTCGAACACAAGCAAACTAGCTGACGCTGCCATGCTGTTTACCTATGGTGGCGGCAGCTATAAAGCCTACAACGCCGGTAAGCCTGATGGCACGCTATCAACAAGTCAAAACCACCCAGTCGGTAGTGGCAGGCAGCTTCTGATCAACAGCGCGCCTAGTGGCTTGGTTGATGGCGCAAAAAACTTCAACGTGCTATGCACGTGGAATAGAAAGTTAAGCGATTCGGAAGCCAAGCTGCTGGGCAGTAACCCTTATCAGCTGTTAGTTTCTCATGCGAACCAGCGGCGATACGGGCTGGTTGTTCCTGGTCCGATATTCCTCTCTGCAGACATCGTGTTGCCGGGTTATGGGATTGATTCCGAAGTGGCAACTGGCGTAATGCTTGATGCTGACCTGACGCTGCCGGTCCTTGAAGTCGATATTCAGGTCCGTGATGACAAGCTGAATGGTGATATTGATTTGCCCATGTGGCTGGTCGAGATTGATACTTTCACCACGGACTTCGGTGAGGCGGATCTTGAGCTACCCTTGCTAGAGATTGACGGCCGCATCGTTCCGCCTGGGCCGCCAATGACGATCACGGCCACCCTGCCAGCACTCACCATTCAGGCCTCACTCCTGTTCCCGATGAGCGGCAACATCACGCTGCCAATGATCGAGATTACTGCAGATACGATTTCTGGCGCATCCATCACAGCCAACATCGCGCTGCCTGCCATTATCATGGAGGCCGGGCTTGCCTCGGAATCCAACATTCTGCTGCCCGCCATCACCATGTCGGGTGCTGTGCTGCATGGTAATGCTCTTAACGCAAACCTAGCCATGCCATCGATCACGGCGCTGATGCAGGTCGGCGTTGTGGGTGACGCACATATCGCAGCCACCTTGCCAATGTTGCAAATGCAGTCTGCTGGCATCACCGGCGGCACCATTGCTGCAGAGATCGGATTGCCGTCGCTTCTGGCGGGCATATCAGTAGCTGTCGAAGGTCTGGTCTCAGGAAACATGCAGTTGCCTTCGCTACGAGCCGCTGGTGAGGTGCTGTCTGGTAGTTCGCTTGCCGCCAGTCTGTTGCTTCCTCAGATCACTGTGTCCGCTACCGTTGCGCATGGTGCTGTCATGGGTGCGTCAATCACCCTTCCCATACTGCAGATGGATGCGGTCATGGTCGGAGACGTGCGCGTTACAGCGAACCTCATTCTTCCACGCCTGGTGATGGATGCGTTCGTCCAGCAGCAGATCGCCAGAACCTTCTACACGTCAGCGCTTAATCTGGCGAATGCCGCCGCCGCCGAATACGAAAACTTCCCGGCGCTGGCCATGGGCAGGGTAGGGGATGCCTATGTGATGATTGCACAGGATGGGGTGTACCTCATGGACGGTGACACCGACGCTGGGCAACCTATTGATGCGATCGTAAAAACAGGGGAGTCGGATCTGGGAAGCTCTAACCTCAAGCGCCTGCAATATGCGTATGTGGGGGCTCGTGGAACTATGGATCTGGCCATGCACGCCGACGGAGGCCATCAGAGCCCCTTTTATTCAGCTAGCCATAGCGGAAACGGCATTGCCACCACAAGGATCAAAATGGGGAAGGGCACCAAGTCCCGCTACTGGCAGGCCGTGCTGCGAAATGTTGATGGAGAGGCGTTCGAGCTGGATGCGCTTGAACTGATCGAAGAGGTAACGGGCAGGAGGGTGAGTTGATGTTCCAAGGTGCAGAAGAAGAGCGGCGTGTTGCTTGGTTGGAGAAGATGGTGAAATTTCTACTCTCAAAAAGGACAAACGGGGGTCGTTTATGCGAAATCCTTTGTAATGTTCCTGATGGTGCAGGCGGAATTAGTCATGCAGTTCGTGAGTTTGATAGCAACAAGATTGTAAGGGCATTCTCATTGGCCAGATCTTCAGAAATCCTTGAGAGCGAAGATCTTTCTATATACAAGCAACCGTTCATGTCAGTTTCTGAGGTTGAGAACCGAACAGCATCATTTTCTGGGCCAGGTAGCGCGGATTTTGTACTTTCTAGCACATTTGGACATCCGAACATAATTTTCCCGCGCCAGATCGCCGTTGTTCACCAAGTTAGCGGTATCATTTTCATCAGTGAGCCAACTAACCCGTCAAGTCGACAATTTGTGAATTTTGATTTGATTAGTGAAGTTAATAGCCCAGGTAACGCGTCAGGGCTAACCTTTAATATTGAGTACGAGGATGGTGTTGTATACGAAATAGCGTGCAATTACAGTAGTATTGTATTTAACTCCAGTGTTGGAAATTATCCAACTGGCGATTTGTTGCTTGATTCATTTGTAGAGTGGATTTCCATAATAAAAAGTGGATCCGGCTCTGAATTACTCAACGCATTTTGTAGATCAATGAGGTACTTCCCTATCAATCAGGGCGGCCAGCCATGGATTACAGGGCAAACTATTTATTCGGGTCCTGTTTTCATTAAACTATTGACCTGCCCTTATTTAATCTAACAACGCTCACGCTTTCCCCATAATTCCCTCAAACCCAAGAGGGCATTGTTATGGCAAGCGTCGAAGAAATCACACAACAATCACTGGAGCGCGTCGATCAGACGCTGAGTGATGCAAACATATTCCTGGACTCGCTGGCGAACGCTGCGACCACGGATCTGTTCAACGGTGTGCCCTACGTTTCCACAGTTGTTCCGTTCTACAATGTTACCCAGAACGTCCGCCTGGCCCCTGTTCTGAGCAGCGCGCAGCCTGCTGCTATTCCAGACACGGAGCCAGCTCCATCAGTTGGAATCACGGCCCCAACGACGCTGGCAGTGCCGGAGTTCAACCTTGCAGCGCCCACGGTGCAGCCGGTTGGGGACGTTGGCGTGGTGGTGGATGAGTTTTCGGATGCACTGCCAGATCTGGAGCAGCTTGAATTAGATGTTCAGCCAGTCCCGTCATTCGATGATGCGTCGCCTGCGCTTAATTTCCCTGCACCGCCAAGTACATCTCTGCCTATCTCACCTGGTGCGGCACCCGAGTTTGTTGCACCCAACATCCCCCAGGCGCGTGACTACACGCTGCCTGACGTGCCGGTGTTGCTGCAGTACAGCATCCCATCCCCGCCTACTACGCAGATCCCGCTGTTCAGTGAGATTGCGCCGGACTATGACCTAACGCCCCCTTCAGAGGAGTTTGTGTGGACTGAGCGCGAGTATCAGTCTGATTTGCTGGATGAAGCCCGGAAGATCCTGTTGTCGGATATCCAGAATGGCGGGTACGGAATCCGTACCGAAGATGAGACGCCTTTGTGGGATAGGGCGCGTGACCGCATTGTGAATCAAGCTGAGGCTGAGCTTCGAAGCGCAGATCGCATGGCCGCTGCGCGTGGCTTCCCGCTCCCTACTGGTGCACAGAATGCACTTATCACCCAAGCACAACAGTCGGTCACCAGTCAGCTTTCAGACATTAACCGCGAGATCAGCATCAAGCGCGCTGAGATGTACGTGCAGGCGCGGCAGTTTGCCATCACGACAGGGTTGTCAGCGGAGCAGTTCCTGCTGAGTTATCACGCCAGCGTCGAAGAGCGCGCCCTGAACGCGGCCAAGTTTGTGATTGAAGCCGCAATCAACCTGTTCAATGCGCGTGCTCAAGACTTTAATGCGCGGCTTGGGCGCTGGCAGGCCAAAGCGCAATTCTACGAGACCGAGATACGGGCTGCTCTAGCGCCACTGGAGCAATACCGTGCCGAGCTTGAGGGCTCGCGTATCACTTCGCAGATCAATTCCGACCAGCTTGACCTTTACCGCTCGCAGATAGCCGGTGTAGAGGCACTGATCGGCATCTACCAGAGCGAGATGCAAGCGGCCAACATCGCAGCTGACATCGAGCGGATAAAGCTGCAGGCCTTTGCGGAGCAGGTGAATGTCTATGCTACCCGGGTGCGTGCGCGATCCGATGAGTTCGGGATGTACGAAACCGGAGTGCGTGCGGAGATTGCCAAGTCGGATAACTATCAGGGGGCATTCGCACAGCGCTTGAATGCTGCCAGGCTGGGGTCTGACATCAATCTGGCGAAGGTGAACGTCACTCGGGAGGACAACCGTCTACGGCTGGATCGTTTCGGCGTCAGTGCAGACAAGTTCCGCTCGAACCTCGATGCCGGTCGCTTGAGACTCAGTGGCCAGGAAGCCAACGTCAACGCCAAGCTGGGTGAAGGGCGCCTGCGTCAGGATGGGTTTCAGTCCGAAGTGGCGGGCTTTGGTGCCCGCATTGATGCAAACCGAGCCCACAATGCCAATGAGGCACTGAAACTTGATGCCGAGGTGCAAGAGGGGCGATTGCTGTTGGATGCGTATCAGCAGAAGCTCAACAAATACTTAGCCGTGCTCAGCAACGAGAACGACAAGGTGCGGCTTTTGCTACAGAAGGCGGGTATCGATGTCGATGTATGGCGTGAGCAGCAGCGTAACGATGCGGCGTTTGAGGGCCTGCGCAGCAACAATCTCAACGAGGGCGTCAACAACTCGCTACGTGCGTATGCTGCCAACATCCAGAACGCAGAACTCAGCCTGCGCAATGTGATTGCTGGGCTGGACGCCAATATTCGCGGATCTGCAGCTGGCGTCGATTTCTACAAGTCGCTGGTTGCATCGGCGCAATCTTCTATCAACGCAATCGCAACGCTCGCAGAGTAAGGGGTACACCATGGCATATACCGATCCAGAGTTCATGCGCCAAGCAACCGGCGGAAACCGCAGCTTCCGTGACATGGCAAAAGAAACCTTCAGTCAGTTCAAGGCGGGGCCGTCGCCGAACGCAGGCGCCGGAGCTGGTCCAGGCGCTGCGCCAAACACAGGCCCGGCCAGTCCAGCTGGCGGGATCAAACCTCCAGGCTCAAACCCTAATGTGCTGGCCAGACTCAAGACTGGCAATCTCGGCACCGTGGGCCGTGTAGCCGGGGTAGGGGCTGGTGGCGCTGGCCTTGCGTATCAGGCAAGCGACATCTACAAGAATGGCCTCAACAAGCAGAACGGCGCAGCGGCTGCTGGTTACGGGATGATGATGATACCCAGCCTCCCGACCGCAGTGGGCGGCGCAGCCTTGGTTGCTGCAAGCCCATACCTGACGCGAGATCGCGGTGAGGCTGTCGTGGGGGGGCTTGTCGGCAGTAATGCGCCAGCCCAGAGGACGTTCTTGGGCGGTCTGGTCGGCAACCAGCAAGGAAACCCCATTGCTGAGCTGCGCAGCACGCTACTCAACGCACCAGTCCGTGCGGAAGTGGCACGCAAGGCGGCAGAGGCGGAAGCTGCAGCGAAGCTGAAGTTGGAGGAAGACAAAGGCCCCAACACGCTGGTGGGGAGCAACTTCAACGAGACCTTTCAGAAGCCGTTCCAAGATGAGGAGGGCAGGCCGATTGCCGGGACGAAGGCGGGAGTAGCCGCTGGTGGCCAGCCCAACAGACCAGCTGCAACGCCAGAAGCCATCCAGCTGCTGCGCCAGTCGATCAATGAGGCGAACAAGCTGCAAAACCCATTCAAGGCACAGGTGAGCGGCCAGGTGGGGGATGGACCATTCTCAGGAATCATCGGCCTTCAGCAAGCGCTGGGGGCAGGACTCTCGGCCAAGGCAGGCAACAATCTTGCTGCACTGCGCTCAACGTTGCTATCGAGCGGAGCGGGGGCGTTGCAGGATGCAAGCCTCAAGCAAGTGGAGCTGGACAAGGCAGCACAGCTGAACAAGTCGCTGGCGGAGTTGGCAGCCCTGAATGATGATAACGACGAGACGGGCAAAAATCGTGAGAATCTTCGCAAGACAATTCTCACCTATCTAGGCAAAGAGCCGCGGGCGAACTTCGAGTTTAAGGAAGTTGGTGGTGGCAATGATCCTACCGACCCGACCAGGGTTCTTCCGAAATCACTTGCTGTTGCAAATGCCCAGACTGGACAGGTCGATATCAGGTCTGTCAATCCGGGATATTTGCCTGGCAACAATCAAGCTGGCCAGTTCAACCCTCAGACTGCTGTCGTCGGTAAAACTTACATTCATCAAGGAATACCAAAGCAATTCGTTGGCTTTGATGAAAATGGCCAGGCTATGATGAACGACTTCAAGTAGCGACCACAACAAAAAACCCCGCAATGGCGGGGTTTTTATAACGCTTCATAGAACTGATCTTTTGTAACTCCCGCCTGTCTGGACATGGATTTTATCAGGTCATGAGAGAAAGGCGCTTTTGGGCAGTCAACTGTTACTTTGTAAAGCTGGCCGTCTTCAACTTTTTTCCATTGCACATGAGAGCTTGCATTCTGATTTCCTTCTTTAAACCCTAGGTTTGTCAGGATGCGCTTAACCTGCCTACATGTGAGTGGAGGATAAATGCTACTCATGCAGCGCAAGGAGTAAGCGGTATTGGCTCCTTGAATGCACTTGCAGAGGTTTGGCGCTTTTGTCTAAAGTTAGAGATAAAGTTATACCAATGCCATTTGATAAAATGGGAAATTGGTGCTTTGCGTGAAAGCAGCTGATCGGCAAACTCACGGTCTTCGCCTACAAGCGCATCTTTCAAGTAATCGAAGATTTGTGCCTCCAACTTATGCTTTACCTCATCCAAGCTGTCCGCCTGAGCAGCCAAATCAAAGTCAATACAAAAAGCCTGCCACTGATTACCAATGGGCTCGGCATAGCATCTAAGAATAAGATTTTTGAGACTGATTTCTGGATTATTCATGCCATACTCCTTATTACTTAATTTGGAATTGCGTTGCATTTGACACTAAGTCAAAAGTAGGACGCTCACCAAAAACATATCGGCGAACATGCTGTCTTTACCAAAGACCCGCATGACGCCGATGTTTTAATCACATTTTTCGTATAAAGCGAATTCATCGGCAGATAATCAAACTGATAAATCACTCTACACTGCTAGTGACACTGAACCTTTTGTCAAGTTCTTTTATATTCACAATGTAAATAGTAGTGTACCGCTTGCGGAATAGCAATTCACTTAGGAATTATTATCGGTCTAAAAGGCGCTTTCATGAGAAAAGTGTTGTAGAAGGATCTTTTGTCATTCTGGCGCATTATGGAATAGCCACGCTTTTGCTACGAAACGGAATAACTGACCAACAGTGCTGCCATTATAGCGAGCGCCGCAATATCAAAAGCCAAGTCGTAAACGTCGCGCTTCCACATACTATGTCCCTCCATGTCGAAGCCATGGTAAATCTGCAAACGGCTTCAAACTATCCCCAGTTCGTCCGCATCCAGCCCCCGCATTACGTGTGCGAATAATGATCTATAAATGCCCCACGTAATACCCCGTCCAGGCTAACAACGCTCACAGTTTGATTAGCATGGTCACCAGCACTTACAAGGAGCTGGTATGGCCATCGTTAAAATCCCTCAGTCCGAATTCCAGAACATCACACCAGTTGAGGACACTGGCGTGGTTCGCGGCGGCGTCGATCTCGGCATCAACCTACTGCGGGGCACGCTTAATGCGGCCAAGGGCATCAGTGATTCGGTAAAGGTCAATAACCCGGTATCCAAGGCGATCCAGACCGGCACGGAGTTTGTGGGCAAGGGCTTGTCACCAGGCGCCGTGGCGCAAGAGCAAATCAACGCACAACGATCAGCAGGGGCTGCTGGCAAGGGGGCTGGCACCGAGATCGGGGCGGCATTACAGAACTTTGCGGATGCACCGCTTGATACCATCGCCCAAGGGGCCGGGACGATTGTGCCGACGTTGCTTGCGCAGCGCCTGCCGGGCGTTCGTAACTCTCCCGTAGCCCAGAAGGCGGTAGGGGCCGGAACGGGTGCGGCAATGGCCGCAGGCTTCGTTAAGAGCGGTATCTATGATGGTGTTGAAAAGGATTACCTGGCCAGTGGCGCATCACCTGAAGAAGCCGCTGCGCGCGCCGAAGATGCGCAGCGCTACACCGGTGAGAACTGGGATCAGATTGCGCTAGGTGCTGGATTAGGTGCCTTGGCGAGTGTAAGTGGTGTAGAAAAGGCGCTTTTGCCTGGCGTTCTCGGGGCCGGTGCAAAGGCGCAGGTCGGCCAAGGCGTTCGTAACATGCTGAAGGAAACGCTCAAGGGCGGGTTCGCGGAAGCCATCCCTGAAGCCATCCAGGGTGGTCAAGAGCGGCTTGCCGAGAACGTGGCCCTGCAGCGAGAAGGGTTCGATGTGGACACCTTCAAGGGCGTTGCCGGTAACGCAACCCTCGAAGGCTTGGCCGGTGGTGTGCTTGGTGGCGGAGTGGGTGCTGCACAAGCCGCCATCAGCCCTCGTGAGAAGCTCAAGCAAACCCTGCTGGAAAGCGGATCACCAGGCCCGCTTACCCAGGCGGCAGTGGCCGGCATTAACAGCGGCGCATCGGACAATATCGCTGCGGCTGGCGCCACGCAAACACCGTCTCGCTTGGAACCGATGCGGGATTTCGTGGAATCAAATCAGGACGGCCTTGAACGGCTCATCAGCGGCGCTGGTGGCGTGGCCGGTGTTCGCCGCGTGCTGGGTGACCAGGCGGCCAGCGAGTTTTCAGCCTTCTACAACATTGCACGCAATCCAGAGGCCTCGCCAGCGGCACGCAAGCTTGCACTTACCGCAGTGGGTGCAATCAGCCAGCGCATGATAGATAGCGCACCGAGCCAAGACCAAGCAACCTCGTCCTTTGCAGTGCCGCCGCAACCACAGCAGGAGTCCAGCAATGTCAGCGTGCCTACTCAGCCAACCCCTACCAACGTGGATCAGCGAGCCGCTGGAGTTGGGATTGATAACGGAAACGGAAGCCCAGCACTTGTACCTTCTGGTGCAGATAACCCCGCAGGGAGAAGAAGTGATGATCAAAGAGGGCGACCAGGTATTGGGCAGAGCGGTGCGAGCAGTCGGGCTGCACCAGCAGTACCTGAACAAGCAGTTGATGCTAGAGCAGGGAGCGGCGATGCACTGACAGCAGCACCGGTAGCGCCAGCTGTTGGCGACATTGTCGAATCGGGTGGTGTGCGCTTCCGGAAGACCGAGAACGGATATGAACGTGTTCAAGCGCCGGTGGACGTTGGCGGTACCGACATTCCTTTGATCAACGGCAACGACCAGAAGGCCAACGAAGCGGCTACGTCTGACCTGAATGAGCGGCCAGCGCCAACCGATGGCCAGAAGCAGGCTGGGAATTACAAGAAAGGCCAAATCAAGCTTGCCGGACTAAGTGTGTCAGTCGAGAACCCAGCTGGTAGCAAGCGGCAAGGTAAAGGCGCAGATGGAAAGCCGTGGAGCAACACCATGGCCGGTCACTATGGCTATATCAAGGGCGTTGCAGCACGGGCGCCTGACAAGGAGCACGTGGATGTATACGTGAAGCCCGGTAGTCCCGATGACTTTGCAGGTGATGTCTATGTGGTGAATCAGGTTGACCCAGTTACAGGGAAGTTCGACGAACCCAAGGTCATGATGGGGTATGACTCGCAGGAGGAGGCGGAGCAGGCATACCAAGCAAGCTATTCAGATGACTGGAAGGGTAATGGCGGCGTGGTGCCGGTGGCAATGCCAAAGTTCAAGGAAATGCTGCAGGATAAACAGGCCTTCCTGAAGCCAGTTGTAGCTGAAGCTGTGACGCAGATCCCTGAAAAAGTACTCGCACCACGTGTTGATTCAATTCCGTCGATGGCGTTTGGACCAGGTGCTATTCAGCCCAAAGTGATTGCAGAAGGTCGCCAGCTTTTCCGTGAAACAAACCAAAGTGGGCTGGATGACCTGCTGCGTGGTGATTCCACGTTTGATTACAACGGCGTCTTTGTTGCTGACAACAAGGACATCGCAATCGGGCAGAGCGACAACAAAGGTGTAATGGTGGAGTTTCGCCCAAACTCGTTGAGTGGTCGAGAAAACATCAAGCCTGGAACAGGCAACATAGCAGGCCGGGAATACAAAGTTGATATTGTGGCACCGCGTGCCGTGCAGTCTGTAACGTTCGCCAATCCAAAGTTTGAAAAAGGCTTAGGCGGTATTTCAATACGCCGCCTGAAAGCGGAGTTCGACAGGGAAGTAAATCCTGACGGAAGCATTACCTATACACGGAAGCCACAATTCGGCTCTTCAGATCTTGCGGCATTGCAGGATTCTTCTCCATCGCAAGAAGCCAAGCCACTGAAGGGTGCAGACAAGTACAACTCACTGGTCGCGCAGTGGAATGACCTTGCAGATCGCTACAAAGCCGCCGACGATCAGGGCAAGGCCATCATCAAGCCAGCCATGGACTTGCTGGACTCTGAAATGAAGAAGGTGGGCCGCGAGTCCATGATTGATGCCAAGCGACAGATAGCTGAGGCGGGCAAGAAGAGGGCTGCAGAGGAAGCTGAGCAATTCAAGGCCATGGCGCAGGGTGAACGCTTGCGCCCTTCCGAGTTTTCAGAGGGCAAAGGCATATTTTGGGAAAAGACTGGGCCAGACGAGTGGACCGGCCGTGGCGAGTGGTTCAATTCTGGCAAGACCATGACCAGTTCGGAAATGGCCGCGCGTGGCGGTTTTTTGCCCATGCCGGCCACCGTGTTTCAAGCGGAGTCGAAGGTCGAAGGCGTTGCAAAGACGGCGGATCCAGCAGAAGAAGATGATGGTTTCATTAAAATGACTAAACAAGAGCTGCAGGATGAGCAAATCAGGCAGCAGCAAGAACGCATCGCGGAAGAAAAGAGAAAGCGCCCAACTGACGAGCGCGGAAAAAGAGTGAAAGCTCAGAAAATTGAGGAGTTAGAAAAACGCTTAGAGGAATACAGGATATTCATTGCAAAGCAGAATCGCCCTCAGCCTGAAGGTGGCAAGCAAGGCAGCTTAATTCAGTCGAAAACGTCAGAAGCTGATGAGCCCAGTCTAGGCGCGGATTCTGTGTCGAAATTGAATGATGAGGCCGGGGCTGAAGAAGGCAAACAGCAAGTAGCCACCAAAGGCGAGACCCCGGCGGCGGACTATCAAAATCGCCAGCACACTGTGGCTGTTCACAAGAATCTGTTTGAACGGATACTGGATTACAAGGTAACTGCCGATGAGGTAAAAGCTTCGTTTAATAGCCTGATCGACAACAAGGAAAGCTTGCTGGAAGAATTGGGGAAGATGACCAAGCCTGAGTTGCTTGATCGATTCCCCGGAATTGGATTCCGCTACAAGAACGAGCGCAAAGACCGTGTGATTGAGGCGGCTTATAACGATATGCTGGACGACTTTGCTTTGCGCAATTCCATCAGCTGGGGGATGAGTTCTGGTCTGGATGGGTATGCTGCAGGTGTCCGGGCTTTCATCGAAAAGATCACCGATGAGGATGTAAGAGCCTACGCTGACAAGGTGAACGCTGCCCGTTCAGAGCGCGAGGCCGAGAGGCAAGGGCGCAATGCCGGTATGCAGGAGCCCAAAACCCTAGACGACTTCCAGAATTTGCTGCGTTCCAAGATGGGGACGGGTCTTGATTTCAAGCAGGCACGCCTTTCGTTGTCACCAGAGCAAAGAGCGACCTTTGACGACCTTACTGCGTCCAAGACCATGGCAGAGCGTGCTGGCCGCAAGGAAAATCAAAAGACCGAAGTGCGCGTTGCTGGCCAAACCGTAAGTGGCCAGATCATCGAAACAAAGCACACCAAGAAGGGACACGATCTCTACGTGGTGCAGCTTTCAGAGCGCATCGAGCGCGATGACTACAACACGCTGAATGCCGGTGCAAAGAGCCTTGGTGGCTATTACTCTGCGTTCCGTGGCAACGGTGCTGTACCGGGTTTTCAATTCACAACCCGTGAGAACGCAGAAGCATTCGTTGCGCTTGCCGGTGGGAACAAGGAAGCCGCACAAGATGCCGTCAAGGAGCGTCGTGACGCTTTTGAGGATGATCGCTCACAGTCAGCAGTAGAGCGGTTGACCGAAATGGCAGCAAAGCTGGAAGAGCGTGCAGATTCTGAGTTGAATCGGGATCGCAAGGTCAACACCACGCGTCGTGCTGGCATGGCTGAGCGTGCAGAACGCGCTGCGTCAGCAGAAAAGGCCACGGCCAAGACCATGCGCAACATTGCGAACGCCATTCAAACTGGATCCGCAAAATACCTCGGTCAAGTCCGCCAGAAATCGCAGGTTGAGTATCTGCAGCGCGCGCTGACGAGTGCGCAGTTAGAAATGCTGCGTCAGCAATATCCATCCTATGCTGATCAAGAGAAGCACAAGTTCGATCCGATGACGCCAGAAGTCGCAGACTATGCCGAATTCCCAGGCTACCGCCTGCGACGTTCAGACTGGGCGGCACTGGGCCGCGCCATGGTGGAGATTGATGGTCTGAAAACGGACGGCAAGCGGATTTTGTCTGTTGCTGATGACGTGACTGCCGCATATCTCAAGTTCGCAAAAGAGAACATCACCAAGGTCGGCGTCTTCGCCAACCAGAAGGGTGAACGTGCCGTGTTCACCAGCAAAGCCGATGCCGAAAACTCAATTTCACGATCTGGATTCAAAGGAAAGGCCGTCGTACTGCCATTCAAGCGTGGTGAGAATCTGATTGTTCTCAGCCCGGCCGAGGCCCAGTTGCGTGGAATTTGGCGCGGGGACGATGACCAATACATCGAGGTACGCAGCGACTTTGGTGCTGAGCTGGTGCAGAAGATAGGCAAAGCAAATCGCCGTGCAGCCAAAGTTGAGTTGCCCTGGCAACTTGAAAACGCCCACGACCGTCGTGAAAAGCTGAGACGCATGGGGATAGAAACGCCTGCAGAGTTCCGCGCTGCATTGCGAGAAATGATCAGCTTGCGTGAGACACCGGCAGAATCTGACAAGGTTAAGAAGCTTGAACGCGCGATGGTTGGACGGCGCAATGACGGCCTTGATTTCTTCCCGACCCCGTCCAGCACTGCCGATGAGATGGTGGAGGCTGCCGACATCAAGGACGGCATGACGGTGTTGGAACCGTCTGCAGGCATGGGCCACATTGCGGAGCGCATCCGTGAAACAGGTGTTGAGCCTGATGTGGTGGAGATTTCTGGGGATCGTCGGGAGCTTCTTGAAGCCAAAGGATTTAACGTCGTTGCCTCGGATTTCATGGAGCTGACTGAGCAGTATGACCGTATCATCATGAACCCGCCGTTCAGCGACAGACGCGACGAAGCGCACGTGCGACATGCCTACGAGTTGCTGAAGCCGAATGGTCGTCTGGTGGCCATCATGGGCGAAGGCGTGTTCTTTGGTAGCGATCGAAGAGCAGGCGAGTTCAGGGACTGGCTGGAAGCTGTCGGCGGTACCTCAGAAAAGCTGGAATCAGGCACATTCATGGACCCATCGCTGCCGGTGACTACGAGTGTTGCCGCGCGCATGGTGGTCATCGATAAGGGCACCGGCCCAGCATTTAGCCGCAGCGCCATGAAGTCTGTCGATGCCAACATTCAGCGCGGTGAGCGTGCCATGAACCAGGTGCTGCTTGATCGGGCTGACGTTGCTCGTGCGATGTACCACAACGAGCTTGGCTGGATTGATTTTGTGTGGGGCGATAACCTCAAGGGCGTTCAGCACATCATCAAGCAGAGAACCATCAAGGATGGATTGACCGTTGATCAGGTTTATCAGCTACTGACTGAGCGCATTGTGGATGCGGTTGCCACCGGGAACCTCGTGCGTGTCCGAGAATTTCAAGTATCGAGACAGGTAGTTCTTGAGAAAAACGGATACGAGGCCGTGCTGGTCAGAAACAAAGGCTCGAATGGCTGGGTGTTGAGCGGCTGGAAAGTAAAAACGCCTGGTGCCAAGACGGGGGGAAATGACCCCGCCAAGGCTACTGACACAGCCGCTGACTCTACCGACGGCCGTGCAGTTTCAGGCGTTATGGCCGAATTATCCTCCCTGGCTGAGCAAGCTGTCAACAACCCGGCCTTGTCACGTGGCGCTCCCGGTGGCATGCCTGTTGACGTGGTGCAGACCATCACCGATGCCATTGGCCAGCGCTGGAAGGGGGCTCCCGAGATCATCGTCGTGTCGGACATGAATGATGCACGGATTCGCAAAGTGGTCCGCGATGAGAACCAGCGCCAGTTGTCCCAAGGCGCCACCGGTGAGCCCGAAGGATTCTTCGACGCTGGGAAGGTCTATGTCGTGGCAAGCCAGATGCGCAGCGTCAACGATGTGGTACGCGTGCTATTCCACGAGACCCTTGGCCATGCAGGATTGCGTGGTGTATTTGGTGAAGAGCTGAAGCCGATACTGCGTCAGATCGCCAACATGCGCAAAGCGGAAGTGGCCGCCAAGGCCGCCGAGTACGGTTTGAACATGGAGGTGGAGTCGGATCGCCTGATTGCTGCAGAGGAAGTGCTGGCCGTGATGGCGCAGACCAAGCCGGAAATTGGCTTTGTGAAGCGTGCTATTGCTGCGATTCGCGCATGGCTGCGTCAACACGTGCCGGGATTTGCCAAGATGCAGATGACGGATAACGACATCATCGCCAACTTCATTCTTCCGGCACGCCAGTTTATTGAATCAGGGCGTGCTGAGCTGAGTCTACGAGAGGGCCAGAACCCTCCGCTGCCTGCAATGAGTCGTGACGATGCGCGCGCGATCCTCAATGGTGAACCCGTTGCTTCACTGAATTCAGAAGACGCGCCCAAAGGGGGCTTCGCTGCCGTCGTGGACTGGGCGGCCGAGATATTTGCATCGCAAGGCGGGAAAGCTGTCCGGGATGGCTTTGGTGAAGTTGCGCTGGATCGACGTGCTGCAAAGGACTCAATGGCACATGGTGGTGCTAACCGCTACAAGAAGGTGGCTTTTGCTGCAGTGAAAGATGTGATTGAGAAGGGAGCGCTGGTCTGGTCCGGAAAGGACGGGCGCGAGGACAGCTATTACTTCTCAGGGCCAGTCGAGATCGATGGTGTCACGAATATTGAAACAGTGTTGGTGAAAAAAGATTTCAACACCAAGCGAATGTACTTGCACAGCATTATCACAAAACAAAACCTCCTGAACCAAGGAGTGTCCAGGGTTGATGCCGTAGCATCCGAACGGTCTGGCTCAATTGATTCAGAAGGCATTGCCAGAATACTGCAAAACCTGATGACAGACAATCAGGGCGATGGCAATACCGCGTTCAGCCGAGCCTCTACCGCCACCCCGGAAGGCGTGATGGGTTCCGGCGCACGCCGTGCTGCTTTCGACATGGGGGTAATGAACAAAGCACTCGATGTGCTCAAGCAACCATCCATGCGCACGTTCGGCGTTATCAGTGGCATTCGCACCCAGTTGGACAAGGCCCGCCAAGATCCAACTGGCTTTGGCCGCGTGTTCGACCTGATGGTGGGGTTCGAGAATGACTTACGCCGCACGGCAGCAAGACCATCCACGTTGGCGCCGAGCATTTTCCCGGTGGACAACGAAGGCATGGTCAATGGTCTTAAAAAGCTGCTTAAGGGCAAGCAGAACAGCGCAGCCGATAAAGCCGTTGCTGATGCGTTGTTTGATGGCACGCTGGACGGGGATGACGCATTCAGCGGCAAGGTGTTCACGGATGCCGAACTCATGGACCGTGGTTTTACACCGGCTCAGGTCACCAAATACCGTGAAGCGCGCGCGGTGGTAGATGCAAGCCTGATGGAAGCCGCAGCAGCGACTGCTTTCCAGATGGCGCAGAAGTACATTCCGGGATACAAAGACGCCATCCGCGACAACCCGTCCATGGCCAGTGATCTGGTGCCAACCGCGCTTGAAAATGCGGCTCAGCGTGTGCAAGACAAGATTTCAAGCACCGCAGATCCCAAGGAACTTGGCAGGCTTGAGAACCAACTACTCAGTATCACTGAGACCATTGATGCCGTTCGCCTCGTCTTCGAGCGCGTTGGGCAGCTGCAGCAGGCGGGTTACATGCCGCTGATGCGCTTCGGGAAATACACCGTCACCGGATATGACGCGACTGGGGCCGTTGAGTACCACGCCCGGTTTGATACGGAGACAGAGGCAAAGCTGGCCGAGTCCTGGGCAAAAGTCAGGTTTGAACGTGCGGAGCGCGGCATAGCACCGACAAACCCAAACACCCTATTTGCTGGCGTTGACCCAGAGACCGTGAGCCTGTTCGTCAATCAGCTGGGCGTGAAATTTGGTGATGAGTCGGTCAACGAATCCGTGATGCAGGAGTGGTACCGTCGCGCAGTCAGCGAGCGCAGCGCGTGGAAGAGATTGATCAACCGAAAGGGCACGCCTGGCTATGACGATGATATAGAGCGTGTGCTGGCATCATTCATCACCTCCAATGCACGGTTCGCAGCGCAGGCCTACAATCGCGGCGGCATTCTGGATGCGATGAACTTCCTGCAAACAGATCCGGAGTACAAGCGCCGTGGTGACGTGTTCGACGAGGCCAACAAACTCAAAGAGTACATGGACAACCCCGAAGAGCCGTTCGCCGTCGGCCGCAGCCTGATGTTCACCTGGTTTCTTGGTGGGTCGATCTCGTCTGCCGTCGTTAACCTGACGCAGCCGGTCCTGATGACGTTCCCCTACCTGTCACAGTGGGGGCCCGCAAAGGCAGGCCAGTATCTGGCTGGTGCCGCAAAAGACGCTGTACGTCCGACAGGTATTCAGGATCAGGGCATGAAAGACGTGCTGGCCAGAGCATCCGAAATGGGGATCGTGGAGCCGCAGGAAATTCATCACCTCTACCGCCTGGGCATGAAGAGCTTGCTGAGTCGCGTTCCAGCAGGCGAAAACTTCCGCACGCGGCTGCAGGGCGCCGGGCAGATGTGGGGTTACCTGTTTGGGCAGGCTGAGAAGTTCAATCGCCGCCTGACGTTCATCGCGGCCTACCGCATGGCCGTGGATAACCCGGATCTCGGTGACGCCTATGAGTTCGCGGAACGGGCGGTCGAAGAAACGCAGGGGATTTACTCCAAGGCCAACCGGCCAAACTGGGCGCGCGGTACTGGCTCACTGGGTGCTGTAGGCGCGGCGGCCTTCACGTTCAAGCAATACTCGATTGCCTACGTTGAATTGCTTCGCCGCATGTGGATGGCCGGGCCGGAAGGTAAGCGCGCCGCCGGGATCATGCTGGGCATGCTGGTGCTGGCATCCGGCCTCCAAGGTCTACCCTTTGCAGATGACGGTGAAGACGCACTGGATACCGCACTGCAGTTTATGGGAAGGGAAGGGAACACCAAGGCTGATGTTCGCAACTGGGCGCTGGATATGCTGGGTGAAGAGGCAGGCCTGTTTGCACTGTATGGCGTTTCTGCCTTCTTGCCGCTCGACATACAAAGCCGTTTGGGCATGGCCAACCTCATCCCATCCACGACGCTGCTCAAACCATCTGAGGATAACAAAGCACGGGCGCTGGGAGAGCTGTTCGGTGCACCTGGCTCATACCTGACTGACATAGCAGACGCGATCAGCGCTTGGGAGGCTGGGAAGTCTGGCGTGGATACCCTAATTGAGATGGCGCCGGTGGCGATCAAGAACCTCAACAAGGGGTTCGATATGGCAGCTGATGGTTTCTACTCGGACACGCGAGGCAAGAAGGTTGTGGATACCGACGCCGGTGATTCATTTATCAAGGGCGTGCTAGGCTTCCAGCCGACCAAGGTCTCAATGGAAACCAGACGGCTGGGCAGCATCCAGCAGAGTGTGAGCCGTGTGAAGCAAAAGGAAGGCGACATTGCAGACCTGCTTGCACAAGGCCGATTTGAGGGGAGCCAGGAGAAGATCCAGCGCGCCATGCAAATGCTGAATGACTGGAACGAGCGGAATCCGAACTTGCGAATCAGTATTGCACCACGCCAGATCATTCAGCGATTGCGAGCAATGGCGATGACGAGAGAGCAGCGCTTGCTTAAAACGATACCAAAGGAGCTTAGAGCATCACTTATTGAGTGA